CGGTGCCGTCGTACCAGTTGGTGGCGGTACGGTCCAGCTTCTCCAGCCGGTCTGCAAGTTCATCCTGCATGCCTGCCAGTAGGCCGCTGGCCCTGTCCTGCGCGGTATGGAACATGGCGAAGCCCTCCTTCTGCTCAGTAATTAGGAGCGCTTCGTCCAAGCGATATGTATTGACCTTTCATGGATGCACCTATAGCCCCATCACCTGCCAGGTTTTTGGCGGTGTGGGGCTACAGGCCGGAGGGAGGAATGGCGCGACGGCGCTCACTCATTACCCTAGTTGGAGATCGGATACCTCATCGACATGCCGGTCAAGATGGTGAACGCGGCGGGGTCGTCGGTGCTGACCATCGGGGGCTGGACGGTTTTCGCCAGGATCACCCGCAAGGTGTCTCTCATGCCCTGCCAGTAGAGCCGGGAATCTTGGGAGTACCCATGCTCGGCCCAGGCCTCTGCGGTCTCCAAGGCGGTCTCCAGTCGTGCCCGGCTGAGGTAGGTGGGGCGCTGCTCTGCCATGACTTTCCTTTATCGTGTGGATGGAGAGGCCCGCCCGACGTCAGGCCGCTACGAATAACGCCGGGCGGAACCTCTCCGGTCTTCAGGACGACGACAACATGCTGGACACCCAGTCGGCACCCAGGAAGCCCGCCAGCCAGGCCAGCGCGCCCTCCTCGTCATCGAACACTCCGTCGTCCTGTGTCTCCAGGGCGGCGGACAGGATCTCTTTGAACGCAGGTCCCGGCTTCAGGCCGAGCGCGATCAGGTGGTGCCCGGTCAGGATGCCCTTGCGCGGCCGACCCTGAGGCGTGCCGACCAGATGCGCCATGACCTCCCAGGGACCGGCAGGGGACTGATGGCTGGCGATGCCGCGACCGGCGTGGTCGGCGGCCACCACGGCGGCCCACTGCTGGATCGTGGGCCCACGTCCATCATGGTCCAGCCGACGCAGCAGCCTACGTACCGCCGCCTTGGTGGGCTTTCCTGAGGCCACAGCCATGTGCTCACGCACAAGCGGCAGGACTTTGTCCACCAGCCACCCCGGCGCCCCGATGCGCGTCAGAAACGATCTGGCGGGTTCCACGCCAGCCTCGGCATGGCCGTGGGAGGTGATCCGGCCATCGGCCACATCCGGAATATCCGTATGCGTTGCCTTGCCCAGGTCGTGCAGCATGGCACCGAACACCACGACCATCCGGTCCGCCTCCGACCACCCCTCATTGTGAGCGGCTTGAGCGGCGGCGTCGGCCGCCAGACCCAGGTGGACATGCACCGGGCCCTCCGGATGCCAGTCAGGATCCTGCGGCACGTCACGGACGGCCAGCAGCTCCGGGAAGAACTCTTCCCACCCAGTCTGGTGCAGCACCTCCAGTGAACGAGAGGGATGTAACGCCTTGGTGGCGATCTTCTTGAACTCCTCCCAGATCCGCTCGGTGGCCAGGTCGTAGAAACATGCGCGCAGGGTGCGACACATCTCCACCGTCTCCGGCGCCAGCACCATGTTGAACCGCCCGGCGAACTGGACCCCCCGCAATACCCGCAGCGGATCCTCGGCGAATGCCGGGGTGGTATGCCGCAGCACGCCACGGATCAGGTCTATCAGGCCGCCGTACGGGTCCACCAGCTCCTCGGTGATGGGATCCCATCCCATGGCGTTGACGGTGAAGTCGCGACGTCCAAAGGCCTGCTCCACCGTCAGGTCGTGGTCCACCCGCACCGCGAAGCCACGATGGCCGGAGCCGACCTTGGAGTCCACCCGGGGCAGCGAGACGTCGAACTCCTCGCCGTCCACATGCACCTTCAGAACGCCGAAGGACACGCCCACCTCGTCCACCCGGCCGACCAGTTGCAAGACCGTCAGCAGGTCCCCAGCGTCCGCCCCGTAGACCTCCAGGTCGATGTCCTTCGGGTTGAATGGGGTGGCGGGCACCATCCGGGTGCGCAGGGCATCGCGGACGCTGCCTCCGACCACAAGGGGGCGGCCCACGGCCTGGCAAGCGAGCACCACCTTCCGGGCGGCGTCGGTAAGCGGCACCAGGCCCGGCATCACGCCCTCGTTCATCGCCCCTCAACCTTCTCGAATTTCACCCGGGTCAGCACGGTCTGCTTCGTGCCGTTGTACTCGTCGTGCTTCTTGACGGTGGCCCGCACGATGGTCACCTTGTCGCCCTCGGTAACGTCATTGAAGATGCCGGAGGCGAACCACTTGAACACGCGGCCCTGCTCGTCCTTGAAGGTGAACAGGGTGGTGGTGCCCCACTGGTTCTCCATCTCCCGGATCCCGGTGACGGTGACCTTGATGCCCGCCAGCTTGTCGCCTTCCTTGCCGACCCACTCGTTCACCGTCTTCACGGTCTGCCGCTCGACCCTCTCGTGGGTGTTGCGGTACCAGGAGGCGACCGTCGAGGCCACCAGGCCGAAGTGCCGGGCCTCGATGCGCTCCTGGGAGGCCAGGGCGCGCAGGTTGGTGGCGTAGTCGCTGTCGCCCTCGATGTTCTTGGCGAACTCCAGGACCTCACGGCCCAGGGTCTCGTTCTCCTCGGTCCGCAGCGCCTCGCGAGCCAGCGTGAACCACGGCTCCGGCTTGTCCTGCATCCGCTTGGATGGGTACAGCAGCTCGAACACCAGGCTGGCGGTGGCGGTCCCGCCCCGGATCTCGGAGGTGGCCCGGGAGACGTAGCCCCGACCGTCCTGGCTGACCGCCAGCGCGGCCCGGATGACGTCCAGCGGAGTGTCGGTGCGAACCCAGCCGCCGCCGGTGGTACCACCCAGGTCGTCATCGTCGCCGACCTCGATCTCCGGCTCCCACTCCAGCGCCCACAGGCCGAGGACCTCGACGCCCAGGAAGGCCGCCAGGCAGGTCGACCCGACCTGCTTGATCTCGCCGTCGTCGTGGCGCAGCAGGTAGGTGGCCTTGCGGTAGCGGTCGATCCCGCAGTGGTCGCAGGTCTGGGTGGCGGGCCGGTATCCGTTCAGCTCCTGGCCAGGCATGACGGCGGTGACGAAGGAACCGTCGGCCAGCACATCCAGGCGGGCCACGAAGGTCCAACCGGCGATCCGGTTGATGTCCGGGCGGACCAGCTCGTAGTTTACCATGGTGCGCTCGACGCGGTTACCGAACTGATCGGTCTTGGTGGCGGTCTCGATGGAGACGACGCGCACCTGGAAGACGTCCAGACCCAGCTTGGCAAGCTTGCGGTTGGCCTTCTCGACCCGGTCATAGACCGAGGGCATCTGGAACTGCAGGGCGCGGTAGGTCTGCACGGTGGCGGTGGTCTCGGTAGCGGTCATGTACCTAGTATAGCACACTCAAAAAGATAATTGCACCAGGAGCCGAGGAAGGCCCCAACCCCGTAACTGGGTCCTCCTCGACTCCTCCCCCGCCAGGTGACTTATCCCCCGGTCTCAGGCGTCGACCAGCTCCCTGTGGCTGGCCGCCCGGCGCTGCAGCCGGATGCGCCTCAGCTCGGTGTCGGCATCCGGGTCGATCCGCTGCACGGCGTCGATGACGGTGCCGATGCGCGATCCGCGCCGGTACAGTCGAACCAGCTCGTGCTGGCCGAGCGGCAACTCCTCCGGCACGTGCCCCAGCCCACGCTTGTCCAGCTCAGCGGAGATCTCTTGATTGATGCGCGGCGTCAGCCTGCCAGCACCAAGCGCGATTCTCAGCGAGCCCGCCCGAACTGTGGTCACGCCGTCTTCGGCGTCCACCAGGTTCTCGATCGAGGCCCAGGTGGTGTTCTCGTGAAGCTCCCTGACCATGGATGTCATTCTCCTTGGTTTGTTCCGACGGAAGTCCCCGACTGGCCCTCCGTCTTTGTCAACACCAAGTTTGCCACACCTGACACCAGGCGTCACACAGTAAGCAATAATTTGCTCCATTGGGGGGTCAAACCACCAGTGGAGTCACGAGGTATGTGTTCTTTTGTCGCTTATCTACCGATTCTAGGTAGGTAAATTATCTTTTAGCCGGTCGATCACTTCAGAAACCAGAACCTCACGTCATCCGGTAGCGCTCGCAGGCCCGCCAGGACCTCGTCCGTGCACACCCGCACCATGACTGACCTTCCCTCCCGGAAGTGCGGGCACATGGCGACTGCCAGCTTGCTGCACTTCTCGTGGCACAGGCCTGGGTCGAACTTACTGATGCCGCCCTTGCCCGGGTCAGTGTTGGAAACTGCCGCATAGCTCTCCTTCTCCAGAGGTAGACCACAGACCGTGCACAACCCGGCCAGCACGCACTCACCGATCCTGACGTCCGACCCCGCCCCGATCAGGTCGACCGAATAGGAGCTGTAGGGTACGGGTAGGTGGTAGGTGGGGTCGTGCGGTCGGGGGAACCCTCTCACCATCGACGTATCGGCATCTACGTGAAGCACTACGGGGAGACCTCTCGCTCAGGCCTGGGCGTGCATCACGTCCTGTGGCTTCCAACTGGCCCGCTCTTTGCTAGGCCTTGGGGGAGTGTAGGGGACAGGTACGACATCCACCTACAGGACACGCCGTGTCGTTATCCCCCTGTGAGATAAGGCTATCAGACCGACTGCACACCGTCACCAATGCTAAACCGGGCCAATCGGGTGAAAACCGTTCCGGGCGGCCTATAGCCAATCGGATTGCTGTACCAGGCGGTACAGGGCCTTGGCCTCCACCACCTTGCAGTCCACCCCGCCGATCCGGATGATCGACCCGGGCTGAAGGGACGCCGCCACGCTCTCGTACAGCTCCGCCGGGAACTCGTAGGCCTGGTTGAACACCAGGTCGAACACATGCGGGTCGGAGTGGAAGGGATACGGGTGATCCTCCGGGTTGGCGTAGTCCCAGGTGATCCGGACCTTGCGGTCCACCATCTCGGTCATCTTTCCGTCGGTCATGACCCCTCCAGTTCCAGCACCGGGTGGCGCTGCCCGTACTCCTCATGCAGGGCCGCCAGCTTGCCCTTCAGGACCGCGATGTCGTCATCCAGAGCCCTGGCGTAGGTGGTCAGCGCTTCGCTGGAGGAAGACCGCAGGAACTCCTCGGTCGGGAAGGTGGCCACGTCCGGGCTGAGGAAGCTGAGCTTCCCCGGCGAGCCCCGGTATCTCTTGCCGATGAGGTCGAACATCGTCAGACCCCCCTGGTGGACGGGCGGTCGTCCAGGTCCCGGTTGGTCTGCATGAACTCCAGCAGGGCGAAGGCGTGCCAGGCGACGGCGGCCATGTGTGGTGACCCGTTCAGCGGACCCTCATCGGTGTCCAGATCCTCGCCGTTCCAGAACTGCCAGAGGTGGCGGTTGAGGGCAGCGAAGCTCTTGGACCATTCGTATCCCTTTCGCCACTGATGATCCGCGTACTTACTTGCTCCCCGGCCGTAGTGCTCGGCCAGGAGACGCAGAGGTTCGGCAGGGATCAGGTGGTAGGCGGCGAGCTTCACGCCCTTCTGGCCGCCTTTGGCTGACGTGGTGCGCACCTCGCCGGAACCGGCGTACTTGTCTCCGGCGTTGATGTCAATCTTGACCGGCTCGCCACGGTCGAACGCCTTATCGAACCCCTCCTCTGTCGTCTCCCCCTCGTGCGAGTCGATCAGGTCGCGTGCGAGCTTGGCCTTGACGTAAGGGTCGGTCATAGTGATGAGCGTGGAGACCGGTAGGGAAATAGCAGGCTGGGTGGGGGTGGCTGGAGTTGTTGACCCCGTCGAGGGTGTCCACTTGGGGGCGCTGCTGCCGCTGGTGCTTACGTTGTAGAACGGGGCGGCGGAGTCGTTGATCGAGAAGGCTCCGGCTGTGAATGAGTCGCTTGGTCCTGTCCGCTGCAGGAACGCCTCGATCTTGGAGGTGTCCTCGGGGTAGTAACCCTCCTCGCCGGAACCGTCATCGGTGCTCACGACGCGGGAGATGACCTCCACGTCCACAGGATCTAAGGGGGAACCGGATCCCGGGTTGTACCGGTAGATGTTCAGTCCCAGGGCCAGACCGGTGGCCACCTCGGCCCGGACACCGGCGCTGCTCTCCCATCCGGGAAGCAGGGCGACGGCCTGGGCCTCCTTGCAGATCCACTCCAGGTCGGCGCCCAGGGCGTCACGCAGGGAGAAGTTCTGACGACGCATGTCCTCGTCGCTGCCGGAGGGGGCCTGCTTGTAGTCGAAACCGGCCTCGATATCGCGCTCGGCCGGATTGAACACCACATGCCCGGCCCGGCGCAGACGGTCGGTCGCGTCGATGAATGCGGGGAAGTTGAAGTGTGGAACTCCCCTCATCTTCCCGGCCAGATAGATCTTCATCAGCTAGTCTTCTTCCTCTTCGGTGTAAGTTGCCTCGACCCAGACGGTGATCTTCACGTCATTGAGGTCGACTGGGTGGCCCACCTTCTCGATGATCTCAGATGTCAGGTAATACCTAGACAGATCCAGGACGTATTTCGTCGGCAGCTTGACATCGCAGAGCTGCTCGAAGGTGTGGCCTTCCCTGGCCGAGTAGATCCGAGACATGTCAGCGGCTACGGCCGAAGAAGCCGTCCGGGTCGATGCCGTGCTCTGCCGCCTTGATGAGGAAATTGTTTACCGATTCGATGAATCCCTGGAACAGGGGTTGGGTCAGCTCCGGCTCAGACTCGGCGGTCCCGGTAAGCTTGCGGTACTTCTTGTACTGCGGCCTGAAAACCTCGTAGGCGACCCAGACATCGGACAACGCCTCATCGGCTTCGACCGGGTCTTCCGGCTCAAGGTTGCCCCAGTACTTGATGGCGGACATCAGCTCAGCTAGGGCGGCGTCGAACTTCTGCTGATCGAACGGCTTCTTGCTCATTTCTCCCACTTCATTGGTTGGGTCTGAAAATAGAACTAGACCGATATCCCTGTCGGGGTACCGGCCTAGTCTATCTAATCTTTTTGAATGAGCAAACCCTTATTAGGTCAGGCGGGAATCAATTCCCTCTCGCGCCCGGCCACCACGGCGGCCACATCATCGATCTGCCCGTCCAGCCAGCGATCGAACTCGGTCTTGCTCATGCGGGAAGAGAGTCGCTGAATGGAGAGCAGGGTACCCAGCACGGTCTTTTCGACCAACGAGTCCACTGAGGTGTGGTCGTTCATATTTACTCCTTCTTGGCCTTGGAGAGCCGGTTTTCGCAGCACTGGTAACGGCAGCACCCGTGCGATAGGTCGAATCCGTCATTGACCGACAGATGCAAATCCTTGTCGTCGGGGTCTGGATGCCTGACGCCGTGGGAGCACTCACGCATCATTAGCATTCTATCGTGGTTGTACACCTGGGACAAGTTCGACATGTGGTGTAGCGAGGGATGATGGATGGAACATCCCCGGCCCTCGCAGGACTTCTCATCATGGACGTTGGTTAGGACCTGGCCGTTGGGCAGGAACAACCGATTGCCCATGGCGCAGACCTCTTCGCCGGTCTCCATGAGCTGACCGAGCAACAGGCTCAGGTCCTCCAGGGTCTGGTTACGGTTCTTCAGACCGATCGCGAACAGGATCGACACCTTCTCCCCAGACCGGTCGGTGACAAGGATCGCGGGCGTGTTTCGGCGGAAATCCATGTCCTCCAATCTTTCCTTGGGGGTTTTTCTCGTGGTCATGGCGCCGCCTCTCAACTGTAGTACCTACCTATTGGGCGGCGCGGTAGAGTCGCATTCAACTATCCCGTAACCGGGATATGTGCTCTGAAGACACTGGGTGATCATCAACTTGACGATTCCAGCGAAGGGGCGTTTGGTGGTCACATCCACCGTCCCGTCATCCCGGGTCGACCATTCGATCGGCAGCCCACGTGAGCGCATCAGGAGGATCTGGTCCTCCACGCTGGATTCACCAGGTGGGGGCGTTATCGCCCACTTCACCCGGCCGAACAAGTCCAGCGGATCCATATGGAAACCCTACCATATCTTTTTCATCTTGGGCGGCGCCCACGACTGGGGTTGTAGTACCCTGCCATGCCTCTTCTGCGGTTGCTGGACATGGACTCGCTCAGGGAGTTGAGGCCCTTGCGGACGCTGCTAGTGGTGGCGATGCGGTCGGCCGCGAACCCGTGCGCCGGGACGCCGGGGGATGGCTTCAGCGGCACCTGACCGAGCATCATCTGTTGCCACTTGTCCAGGTTGCGCTCCAGCATCCTGACGGTGGTCTCCATGACACAGTCGGCGAGGTCCTTGGTGGTGACCGGGCCGAAGTCCTGCTTGACCACCTTGCCATTCTTCTCCTGAAGGAACTTCAGCTCTCGCTCCAGCAGCGAGCCACCACCCAGGTCCTCATCGAAGAAGCTGTCGCGGTAGGAGTGCACCCATCCAAGGTTGATTGCGGCCTGGAACTTCTCGAATCTCTTGTAGTTCTCTTTGTCGGTGAAGGTGACTTCCTTGACCGTCGTGCGGTGTCCGTACATCTTTTTGAGCTGGGCGATCATACCGGCACTATTCCACTGGTCGAAGGAGAACACGTCCATGGACCGATACTGGCCCAGGACCTCCTTCAGCTCCTCACCGACGGATACGAAGTCGATAATGCCGTCCGCGTAGTCCTGCGCCTTCCACACCTTCATGTAGTCGATGATGGCGTGCGGCCAGATGTTTCCCCACTCGTCCGGCTCGGGCGAATTTTCCAGGTGCCCGATGGCCATGGCGAAGTGGGCCTTGGACTTTCCGGGGTCAACGTGGCCGTGATAGATGATGTCCATCTGGCCGTACTCCTTGGGCTCCAGCACGCGCCCATCCCAGAACGGCTTGAACATGGCGTCGACCTTGTCCGGGTTCAGGTAGGCGTCCTCGACCTCGGCGAACTGGGCGTTATATTCGACCTTGAACTTGGATGGACTACGCTTCTCCAGGCGCTGCATGCCGACGTCATACGTCATAACGGCACGCTTGAGGCTGTACCCCAACATATCCGACGCCCGCTCCCAGTCCTCGTACAGCTCCCAGCTCGGAAGCTGAATGATGAGCATGGTGGGATCGGCGGTCAGCTCATCGAAGGTCTGCTCCGGGTCGTCTTCCAGGTTCTTGGCCAGCACCACCCTCTTGGTCACCTCGCCGGTCTTCTCCTGGTACTCCAGGACCGGAACCGAACCAGCGGTGTACAGCTCGTAGAACTTGCCGACCATGGAGAACGGAGAGGAGGGAATGTAGGTCAGGGAGTCCTTGCCGAACTGCTGCAGCGACGGCTGGTAGGCCTCGTAGACGGCCTCGGAGGTTCGGGGTCCCTGCGTGCCGACGAGCATGTGGGCCATCTCGTCGTAGGTGACCATGAACGCGGCGGCACCACGACCGGAGGAGCTGGCGCTGGTCATGGCCAGCATGCGAATGGTGGCGATCTCCCTGTCGATCGGGATTCGCCGGGCGGTGAGGTCTGCGATATGCCGGATGTCCGCTGGGGTCCGGATCATGATCACATGATCCTTAGAGGTCGCGATGTAGGGCTGTAGATACTTGCACGAGTCGACAGCTTCGCGGATGTCGGCGAACTGGAACTTCATGGCTTGGGGCAGGCTCGTGGCCACGGCGTGCCCGTAGGCATCCTTGTGAGGTTGGATGCCGTAGTGGTCCTGCCAGTTATCCAGGCTAACCATGTATGCCATCTGCTCGGCTCCCAGTACGCCGCCGGTCCATCCCTTGGAGGCACGGCGCCCTAGTACCGCCTGGATGTGCGGGAACCGCCGGTAGCCGTTGCGCTTGAGGTAGTCGATGCGTTCCCAGATATCCGGCTGCACGCCGACCGATATGCGGTTCCCGAAGTTCTTGCGCCACCCCTCGATAACATCCAGGTCGTACTGGGTCATGTCCTCGATTTCCAGGAACATGAGTTTGAGAAGGGTAAGCTGCCTAGGGTATGCCTTATAGCCGAGGAAGGACGGGTGAATGGTGAAGTCTACTATGGACTCCCACGGCTTGTTCGGCACTAGCCCGTTGGAGAACTGCTTCAGTAGATCTACACCGCCAGCGCCCAATCCCTGGACGAATCTGTTGGTTCGTTGAGCTGCGGTAGCCAATTAGGTTCAGGCGAATGTTAGAACTGGGACTTTGGGGAGAGCCAGACACCCTTTTCGTTGATGCGGCCCTCCACCCCGTCCGCCAGGCCGTGCTGGGTCTCGTCCTTGGCCCGGTCGAAGTCGAATTCGCTGTCCTCCAATCTACCTGTTATGGAGACCTCTGGAGAGATGTATGGATTATCGTCTTCATCGACCTCGATGTTGGTCATGTCGGCGAATGCCACGAATCCGATCTCCCGGTAGCGCTCGACGGCCTCCTGCTCCAGGCTTCCGAGGTCCTTCTCCTTCTCGTCTGCGCTGCGGCTGGACCCGATGATCGCCTTGAACTTCCGCATGAGTAGGGTCTGGATCTCCATGACCTGGATTCGCTCGGTCGGCAGTAGGTCGACCGTCTGGTGGCCGAGCTTGTCAGTGTCACTCAAAGGACTATCCTTTCCAGCAATGCTGGTCATTCTGCGGGCCGTCAGTGAAGCCCGTGCAGATCTGTGTGTAGGGGTGGTGGTGGAACTCCACGGTCCGGCCCTCGTCCAGGTCCTTCCGCACGGAGTTGAGTACCGCCTGAGAGTCAACAATCGCTGGATTGATGAATACCCTCCGAGTCACTCTATTCCTTCCATCGTTCGCCGTAGATCAATATCCGAAAGTCGTTCTGCCACACAGTGTATCACAACGGCAAACGGAAGGAATAGCTTCCTCGTCACCGGATTCCGACCTGGGAGTGCAGGCGCGGCAGGGCCTTTCGGATGGCCTCAAGCTCAGCCCACTCGTCCTGCGTACGGCGGGTCAGCAGCTCCAGCTCATCCTTGCGAGCGACCAGGTCCTTGGCGACCACCATGGCCTGCGCCAGGGTGACGGTGTGCCGATACTGCAGCCCGCGCCCCTTGGGCTTGAACTCGCCACCATCGGGCAGCGGGATATTGTCCACGCCCAGCTTGGGCAGCAGCAGGTCTATCATGGTGCTGGGGTCGGGCAGAGGGTCTTCCAGGGGCGGGGGCGGGGGAGCGATCGGTTCCAGCTCGCTCTCATCCAGCTCGTCATCCGGGTCCTCCACCTGCTCCGGAGACTCCTCCAGGGGGAGGGGCGGCACGCAGTCGAAGAACTTCACCTGCTCCTCGAACTCACCCCAGTCCTTGCCGGAGGCCGCTATCTCCTCGTTGCCGATGGCCACCCGCACCACGTCTTCGACGGAAGTGAAGTTGTATGGGGACTCCCACTCGTCGCGGAACTCCTGCTTGTGGTATATGCGCCGGTGGCGGGCATCGCAGTCGGGCATGTGGACGTGGAAGGAGAATCCCTCGGGGTCCAGCAGCCCCGGCCCTATCAACACCAGGCTCGTCATGTCCTCACTCCTTGCATCCGTGCGCCCATCAGGCACTTAGCGATAAAGATACCACTCATGAGGTGGTTTCCGCCAGTAGGTGACGCGATGTCTCGGTGCGACCCGGGCGGGAGACGGTCTCGTGGTGGGTGCTCGTCGGCTCAGATGTAAGAGTCGAAGAAGTCCCACTCCGCTTCCGTGTACTCGATCCCGTCGTGCAACTCACGGATGTTGCCGTGGCCCCGGTTGCCCTTGTTGTTCCTCCACAGGTAGTCGGACTCCCGGCGGGTGATCCAGACCACCTCGTTCGGGCGTTCGAACTTGACGGTGTTGCGGCGCTGGTCGAAGCTCATCTTCGTCTGCGCCGGGGCGTTGGTAGCCATGGTCGTTCCTTCCCCTGAAGGTGGGGGCTGCTGTCTGAGCCCCCTGCTGTGATGGGTAGTCTAGCTATCTTTTTCAAGGAGAGCCAGCCGGTCAGCCCGGCGAGTCGTCCTAGAAGCGCTTGCCGTGCTTGTGGGGCCTGGTGGAGTTGTAGGTCATCTTCTCCTCGGTGGCGCCCTGAACGTCGATGCGGACTGTCTCCGCGAATTCAGCCGTGCGTACGAGAATGTCGGCCAGCTCTGACGGAACACCTTCGGGCTTGCCGGTGGGTGAGGTCCAGCCCCTGAAGTGGCCGACTTCCCGAAGCGCTTCATACGCCTCGGAGACCTCGCTGACTATCAGTAGCAGGCGCTTGGCGGCGTGCATCTCTTTCCAGGTGGCCTGGATGCCGTCGATGAAGGTCTGGACGTCATCCGGCAGCGGCCGGTGGTAGCCGATATCCAGGATCCTGCGGGCTACCTCGCCGAGGTCATCATCGTCGTGGAATCCCTTGCTCTCGGAGTGATCGAAGGCCTTCTTCTGCAGTTCTCGGAGGTTTCCGATCTGTACTGGTGTTGCGGTGGTCATGTTTTCCCCTCGTAGTGGTAATTCCAGGAGTCGGGAACTAGCGGCACCGACTTACCTCTCGAATAAATCATGTCGTCAACCTCCAGGAGTGGTGGAGGGACGGGCACACCGTTGCTGGTGCGAACATTGACATCGTGGATCTCTCCGGCCGCCGGACCACCACGAAGATAGGCGCAGATGATTACTTCTCTGTTGGGCACTGAACCGGCCAATCGTCGTTCACCTTTTCGTTCTTGCCGATCCGCGTGAAGTAGCTCTGCAGACCGGCGGCCCACACCTTGTGGGAGTGCTGCTGCTGGCGGAACAGGTCTCGCAGATCCGTCTGCCGCAGGTACGCGCTCTTGTCCCGCATGATCTGGGCGATCTTCACCGTGGCGATGGTGTCCTCTTCCGAGGAGTGGGCGCTCTTGTTTACCACTCCGTAGTAGTCGGCAACAACAGCCAGGGTCGCCTTCTTGTTCCCGGCCATCCGGTGAAGGACCATGGTGTCGATGACGGGGCCGGTGACCTTGAACGGCTCTTCGCCGTACCGCTCCAGTTCGGCGTTCAGCACACCGAAGTCGTAGCTGATGTTGTGCCCGGTCAAGGTGCGCCCCTCGTTCCAGCCCTGCTCGATCAGGTCTCGGAGGTCGCGGACGACCTCGGCCCCGGGTCGCGCATCCTTAACCATGTCGTCGGTAAATCCATGGATATTGGTGGACTCCGGGGGGATCGGGATGCCGGGGTTGGCGACGAAGGTCATCGCCGTCAGATCATCGTCCCGCTCGTACACCAGGGAGGCGGTGACCACCCGGGCGGTGCGTACATCCACGCCGGTGGTCTCCAGGTCGAATCCCAGGAATGGAGAGTCAACCAGGGTGTGCTTGTTGTTGTCGGGCATTGTTCAGAATTCTCCGTAGGTGACGGGAGTGCTTTTGATATGGCGCAGAGGCTTCTCGGAAAAGATCCCTATGTTAAGATCGTCGTCGTTGATCACCATGACCATGTATCCGGTCTGGACGTAGTCGTCCAGGGTGACGCCCTCCAGCATGGGCGCCCAACCGAATGTCCTCCTGAAGTAGGAGGCAATGGCCTTCACCTGACGGGCGGTCACATCCTGTTGTGCAGTGGAGACGATGGTGCTGTCGCCATAGGCGGACTCGAACACCAACAGCTTGACGCCATAGATGTCGAAGTTGTACAGGAGATCACCGAAGACTGTGGGTGCCTCGGAGGACATCCTCCGCCTCCTGTCTGGCCTTGTCGTAGAAACTCGGGGCCGCCTGGATCTTATCCTCAGGCACCGACACCTCGACGGCGGCGTTGGATATGGTCCTGCTGATGCGCCGCGCCAGCAGCCTCTCTCCGGCCTTCTGATAGGCCAGCCTGATCAGCGCCAGCAGGATGACTGCGGCGAACACCAGTAGGATGATTACTCCAGTTGACACGCTGTCTCACACCTTCGAGAAGTCCGGGAATGGCCGCTCGCAGGTGGCGCAGCGGTCCAGCATCTGGTCGGTCCGGCCGACGAAGTCACCGGCCGTCGCCTGCAGGATGATCTTGTGACGGTAGGGGAGGTCGTCGTTGGCGACCTTGGCGAACACCTGCAGCACGTCGTAGACGGTGGGCTCATCGGGCAGCGACGAAGAAACGTCCATGATCCGGGCGATGATCCGGTTGGGCAGTTTGCGCTCGTGGGCCACATGGTAGATGAACTGAGACCGCTTGCCGACGATCGGCCGGTCGGCGGTCTGCCGGTAATCCTCCGCACGTAGCACCAGATCCTGCTTCAGGCCCAGGACAACGTTGGAGATCTCCGCCGACAATTCATCCAGGTCCTTACCCCGCAGGGAGATCTTGGAGGATACCTCGGCCACCGAGATGCCGGTGTCGTTGCCCTGGCGGTGGAAGTAGCTGGATACCGTCGGGGGCTTCTGCAGGTCCGGGTATGCAATGATCCGCAGGCCCGCACGGGCCACATCATCCTCTTCCGGGTGGTCCGAGCTGTCTCCGGGGATGGCCACAGTCCTGTCGGTCAGGACATCTACGTGAAGATATCCGGGCTCGGAGATGAACGTCTGCACCTCGTCGGTGCTGTCGAACCTGCTGGCGATCAGGTCCAGGTAGGTGGTCAGCGGGAACGCCTTGGTCTCCGGGTCCGCCAGGCTGACGATGTGGTTGTCCTGGTGGTAGATGGCCACCCGACCCTCGTTGCCCGATGCCCAGTAGTTCAGGTTGGCCGCCTGCAGCTCGGGGCTGCACTTGGACACGTACCGCAGCGGCACCTTCAGGAAGGGCGCCAGGTTGGTCAGGGCGTCAGCGTCGAAGGCGAACTCATCCTCGCCATCGACCTGTACTGATTCGGGGGTTACGGAGAGGGATGAGACCGGCACCACCTTGGGGGTCCGGAACACCCCGCCCGACAATTCCTGAAGTTCGGAGACCTGCATTCATCATTCCTTACATAGGTGGGTTGATGACTTCACCGAGAATCGTAGCAAATCTTTTAAGACGTCAACTCCGGCGGTGTCTCCTCCACCAATTCTGCGTCCTCGATATCTCCGCTGCGCAGTTCCTCCAGGCGGTCCACGATGGCATTCCACAGCTCCTGGGGAACGACATCTTTTACGGCCCGCATGATCATGTTCACCTGGGCCATGGCCTCCGCCGCCGAAGTATGGTCGGCAGACTCCCGCTCGAAGTCCTGGACGAACTTAGCCGCCTCCAGGGTCTCCTTGACGGTGGGCTGGATCTGCTCGGTGACGATCAGCTCGTGGCCCTTGCGCATGGCGATCTCCGCCACGGAGATGGGCCGCAGGATGCTGTCGACCCCTTCTTCGAAGTCGATGCCTTCCTCGGCCGCCCGGCGCTCCAGGTACCTCCTGACCGCCTCGTCCTTGTACGGCAGGTGTTTGTGGCAGTGGTTGACCACTGACGAGTAGGAGGGGGCGCTGGGGATGGCCCTGGATTCCGCCATGTCCTGTAGCTGCCGGGTGATGTCGGCGTACGACATACCGTTGATCGCCATGCGGGTGACGAGAGTTCTGATGGGATAACCCAACCGGCAGATCCCGCAGTTACCGTGCCCTTTAACCTTCTTGATCAGGGAACTACCGACCTGGTCCTGGGGAGGCATCCGTCCGTCACTCATTGGGCTCGCCGTCCAGGTTGGGGGTGGCGTTGCTGGAGTGCGGTCCTCGGGTCAGCGGATTGTAGGCTCTGCGGTACAGCCCGCTGAAAAGATGGGCCTCGGGGAATCCCTGTGTGGGCATGACTTCTCGGGACCGACGCAGGTCCAACTGTGACTGGGTGAGGAAATCTCGCAGGTCGGAGTGTGAGGTTACCCCCTTGCGGGACTTGGCCAACAGGTGGGCGGCCAGCTCCTCCAACTCCCAGTCGTCTCCGGACTTGGTGCGGGTCAACCTTTTCCCGTCATTCCGAAGGCCCTCTACCCTCTCGTCGCGCTCCCTCTCGCGGTCAGTCGCCACTGTCAGCCTGCTTCCGGTACCGGGCGCTCTTACGGAAAATCTCGTCGCGGCGGGCCACGTCAGCCTCCATGAACTCCATCATCCTTCCCAGACCATAGTTCTTGTACTGCTGAACGGGTGTGGGCCAGGTGGTGAACCCCATCTTTTTGGCGACGTCGACCTCGGACAGGTCCTCAACGCACATAAGCCAGACGGCTTCACGCTGTCTGGGCGGTAGTACGGAGAAGGCTTCGAGGATGTCGAGGTAGTGGTAGTCCTCTCCCTTGACGGTTATCGTGTGCAGGCCTGCCGACTCGACCAGGCTCTGCCAGGTGGCGAAATTCTTGAGGATCCTGGCGAACTGGCTCCGCTTGGCCTTGTATTCAGCGGTCTCTGCCATGTGGTGCTATTCCCATCTGTTGTGCTCCGAGATCCTCCATTGCCGGATACGCTCGAAAAGCCGGGCTACTTCCTTGATCTCCCGCTCGAACACCTGGGCGTTCGAGTAGATCCAGTACCGATACAGGTAGTTGTACCGATCATCGCGGGCCTTGCGGTTCGCCACAGCTTCCCGCTGGGGGTTGGTCCCCTGCACGGGCGACTCGAACGCGGCATGGTACTCGTCCTGGTAGACGTACCTGGCGTAGGCCGTCTCCAGGAACAGCTCCTGCACACGCTGGGATGTCACTATTTTCAGTTCTTGCAACTTCAGGAGAGTTCGCTCGATGTCATATCCATCGAGGCTCTTCCAGTCCTCCACGTAGGTCCCGTCGGGGTTCCGCTCCCAGACGGGTCTGCCATCTTTATCGGTGATGACCTGGCCGTGCTTATTCACCCGTGCCGTCCGCACGGATGTGTATATCTCATCCAGCAGTTGGAAGCTCGCCCCGTACAGGTCGGCTACCACCATTTCGGCGGCTGACTTCAGTTGGTCGATGACGAGACGATCATCCTGCTTCCAGTCGGGCTTGACCTTGTTCTGCACCAGCCGATGCCGGGCGTACCTCTGCTCCTGGATGGTCTGGTCCTCGGCGGAGATGTCTCCGTCCACGTCCTGGGCCATTTCTCTCTCCAGGTCGTCCACCTGCTGCTGTACGGGATCGGCCATGTCAGAGCCACTCTGCGTCTTCGGGGTCGGGCACAGCCCACACGCCCTTCTTCTGGCAGGCGAGACCGATGATTACCGAGTCGAATGCGTCATACTGACCAGTGGTGACGCCGAACTGACTCTTGATGTCCGGATAAAGCTCCAGCACCTTTTCCCTCACCTGAATCTTGGTGGCCTTGTGGTCGCCCACGATCGCTTTCTTGGCGGCAACCGCAGCTATCCCCTGCCATGGCAGTCTATAATGAAATGCAAGACATTTCAAGGCCGCACTGACAGAAACAACGAAATCTTTATGGCTCATGTTCCCTATCGCCGGGACGATCTCCCAGCAGACATGAGTGACTTCCCATACACGGATCAACGACAAGAACTCCAGGTACAGCTTTTCAAGCTGTTCGTTGAGCCTGTCCGTGAATGTGGCCTTCTCCGATCGGTGATGCAGCCGGGCACAATGGAGTAGCTCGCCGTCCTCGAAAATGGATACGCCGACCTTGGTGCTGCCGGGGTCTACGGATAGGAGTCTCATACACTTCTCGTGAGTAGCAGGCCTATTTCGCTGGCGACCGACCTGCAGTAATCGCACTGGTCGGTGCCGTGTGGGTAATCATTGACCTTCAGATGTTTCTTCAGGGAGGCGTTTAGGGCCTTCCTGTTCTTGGTGACCAGCAGCAGTGCCTGGCCCGAGTATACCGCCATTTCTCTTACCTCATCTCTTGCCCTCCCAACTACATTGAATCGGGCAGAATTGTCCGTTGCCTGGCAGGCAACACGTCTGGGGAGGATCGTTGTCGGCGATGGCCTTACGAACCCTCTCCCACTTGCTGTATATCTGGTCCAGCAGCTTGGGCTCCAGGTTGACCCGGACCTCCTTGAGCCGCCAGGGTCTTCCCATCTCCGCTATCAGCACCAGGGAGGTCTTCAGGCCCAGCTTGTCCATGTACGGATGGAGCTGGTGCACCCAGGACTTGTAGGGGCTGGAGAACCGTTCGAAGCTCATGCTGTTCATGGACTTGATGTCCACCAGCTCGCCCTTGAAACGTAGGTCGGCGTGGCCGCGCCAGTGCCGCTCCTCGTCCACCAGCTTGATCTCTACGTCGTCCTCGGTGACCAGCCCGGCGTGGATTAGCTTCTGCTGGATGACGTGGTGCATCATGGTTCCCATGAGCGGGGTCATGATGCCGGTATAGTCGTCCTGACGCTTCTTCAGTTGTTTGCGCCGAACCGGGTGGAGCATCTCGTAGAGAGCCCTTTCCCCATACAGCGCATGTGTCGAGGGGTGGAAATAGTCGTCGTCCAGGGAGTCGTGATAGTACGGATCGGGGACTGTGAAGTTGTCGGGCCAGGTGGGGTTCAGCAGTGCTGCCTGAACATATGGGGCAACCACCTGCTTTTCCGCCATCAGACGGAACAGTGCTGATCCATATGCCATTTACTTGTCGATGCCCCTCTTGGCCAATTCCATAATCATCAGTAGGTCATCCAACTGAAGAACCACATAGTCCTGTGGGTCGGCATTGACGAACCTTACCGGTAACATGAACATCTTACCCAATTCGGCGGCCCTCTGCAACCATTCCGAGAGCATTTCCGAATTGAGCGAGTACGACTTCTTCTCCGTGCATTTACAGTCGATTATCATGGGGATCGGGTTCAGCCGGTTATGGCCGGTCGATCCGTCACCCGGATCGTTGAACTGATTGCCTGACGCGATGGTGCTGTTCAGGCCCAGGGCCTCCTGCAGCTCCCTCTCGTGGCGCTGCCAGTTCTTCTCAACTGCCATTCTTGGAGGCTGCCAATGCCTTGATCTCAGCCAGGGTCTTGGCGCCGCCCATATTGTTGTCGAAGTCTTCCAGGCTCTGCTCCGGGTCGGCGGACATGGGGACGATCTCCGACATGTCGACGGTGCCGGACTTCATCTTGTCCATGGTCTGATCGAACAGCTTCGTCCGGGCCTTCGGGTTTTCTTTCAGGAAGGCGGCGAATGCGGAGTTGCCGAGGATCTTGCCGTCCGGCAGAAGATCATGGTACAGCCAGGCACCCTTGCGCTCCACCACCTCGGTGAGCACGGAAAGCCTTGCTACTTCTTCTATCTGGTCGATGCCGAAGCCCAGGTCGTTCTTGACGTTGTAGAACCAGTAGGTGGCGATGCGGCCCGGGGCGCCGACGGAAGACTTTATGACCTTGACGTTGACCTGGTACCCGACCAGCATCTCCTCGCCGTTGATCTTCTGAAAGGCCTCGCCGTCCTTGCCCTTGGGACCACGCTTGACCTGCAGGCGCAGGGAGCAGGCATGCTTCCAGGCCCGTCCGCCGGGGGTCATGTGCCGCTGGTACCCGGACATGTCCTCGCGGATCTGGTTGATTCCGATAGTGGTGAAGTTGAACTTGCCGGACAGGGTGGTGGCATACTTGGCGAACTGGGTGATGATGCCCGAGTTACCAGCGAACTCCCTTGTGTTGGCGTCCTTCTCCAGCCCCTTGGCGGTCGGTGAGCCACCTATGGAGTCCCAGGCGATGGCGGATACCGCGCCGGACTTGGCCATATCCCGGTAGATGTTCACTCCCTCTTCGGCATCGCTGGGCTTGATGACGATCATCCGATCCGGCTCTTCGATGAAGTTCTCGGCCCAGTCGGTCTCCAGGCGATGTTCCATGTCGATGAAACCGACGCCCCGGTCCGGAAACTGCTTGAGGTAGTTGTTGAGTGCATGGAGCACTCCGGTGGTCTTGCCGGTACCTTCGGCCCCGGCGATCTCGATCACCCTACCGAGGGGGTAGCCGCCGATCCCCAGGGCGTAGTCCAGAGATAGCGACCCCGTGGAAACCACGTCGTAGGCCGGGATCTCCGAGAGGTGGTAAATGGCGTTGTCGCCGTACGACTTCTTGATCTGTGCAAAGATCTTTTCCAATGCAGTGCTGGTCATGTGTCCTTTTATGTCCATTCAGATATCGGTATCCCCATGTCCGGGACTATACCGTGGCTTCCATTCTATCCAACCTCAAAAGATTCTTCAAGTGTACGCCCTTTTTCAGCCTTTCAACCTGGCATACGACAGGGGCGTCCTCATCCAGGAAGTGCTTGACACCGGAGTACTTGTCGGAGAACACGGTGATCTCGAACATCTCCCCGCGCCAGTCGATGGTGATCCAGCCCATCTGGCCACCCTTCTTGTCGCGGTAGGGCCGGACCTTGCTGATCAGGCCACCGATATTGACGATCTCGTTTGGCAACAGATCATCCATCTCCGCCACGGTTTGGATGCATTCCTGCTCGATGATGTCGGCGAAGGCCCGGATCGGGTCCCTAGTGATATAGGAGCCCACCAGGCTCTTCTCTATCTGTCCCACCACGGCATCGTCATAGAAGTCCGGGATCTCCTTGTTCTTGATCTTCCGCTGGGTGTAGAACTCCTCCAGGAGCTTCGCCCGGGGACCGAACCGGTCCAGGGCGCCGATGGAGATCAGGTTGGTGCCGACGGCGGAGTTGAAGGAACTCTTGGGCACCCGGTCCAGGATGTCGTCCAGGCCACTGAAGGGGGCGGCGAACTTGATTGCCTCGTAGGCGCTCTGGCCGAGCCCCTTGATGGCGGTCAGGCCGTAGCGGATGCCCTCGTCGGTGGCCGTGAAGTGCTCGCCAGACTCGTTGATGTCCGGCGGCAGGATCTGGACGCCCTTGCGCTGGGCCTCAGCGACATACTGGGGGATCTTCTCCGGGTCGGTGGACATGAGGGCGGTGTAGAACTCCAGCGGGTAGTAGTGCTTCATCCAGGCCTCCCAGCAGGTCAGGAGCGCATAGCCCTGGGAGTGGGACTTGTTGAAGGAGTACCCGGCGGACGGCTCGATCAGATCCCAGATCTGCCGGGCCACCGTCTCGGGCCTCTTGCCTACCGGGGTGCGACGGGCGAATTCCTCGTTCTCCAGGCAGCGCTTGATGAAGTCCTCCTTGTAGGACTTCATCTTGTCGGCCAGCTTCTTGCCCATGGCCTTTCGGAAGCTGTCGGCCTCCTCCAGGCTGTACCCGGCGAGCTGCTGCACGATGGCCATGATCTGCTCCTGGTACAGGATGACCAGCTCGGTCTCCGCCAGGATGCCCTCCATCATGGGGTGCGGCGTACGGGCTATCTTGAGCCCGTGCCTGCGGTCGATCAGCTCATCGAGCATGCCCGCGTCGATGACGCCAGGTCGGTTGGCGGCGATCAGGGCTGCCACGTCCCGCTCGTTCTGGGGCTTCCAGCGGGCACAGACCGGTGCGGCGGAAGGAGTCTCAATCTGGAACAGGCCGAGGGTGCGACCCAGGGCCATCTCTTCGTAGATCGCCGGGTCCTCGTACTCATCCGGCCCGAACTTGTAGTAGTCGATCCACTTGCCGTGCCGCTCGTACACCAGGTCCCGGGCCACCTGCAAGGTATCGAGGTGACGCAAGCCCAGAACGTCCAGCTTCACGAAACCGAGCCAGGCGACGTCTTCACCGAACTTGACCGAGTTCTCGAACTGGGACACCAGCCGATTGTCGCTCTTCTTGACCCGCAGCGGCAGGATGCCCAGGAAGCTGTCGTTGGACACCAGGACACCGGAGGCGTGCGAACCGGACTGGCGCACCATGCCTTCCATCTCTCCCAGCTTCTCGAACAGCTTGGGGTACTTGCGAAGCCACGGCAGCAGGTCCTTGCTCTTCTCTTCTATGAGCTGGGCCAGGCTGGGGCTCTCGGGGTCCTCATCGTCCGGATCGTATTTCCCGACCTGGTCGATGATCTTGCTCATGGCATTGGCGTCTTCGAACGGCACCTTCAGCACGCGGCACAGGTCCTTGAGGGTGCCCTTGAGCTGGGACCGGCTGATAGTGCCCACGGCACAGACGTTCATGGCGCCGTACTTGTCCACCAGGTACTGCAGCACCTCCCCACGCCGGGACTGCGGGAAGTCCAGATCGATGTCCGGCAGGGAGTCGGCGGTACCGCCGCCACGGCCACGGTTGATAAACCGCTCGAAGATCAGGCCGTAGTGGATGGGGTCGATCTCGTTGATGTCCAACAGGTATGCCACCAGGCTACCGCCGGAGGATCCACGGGAGGCGCCCACCAGCATCTTCAGTCGCTTCTTGGCGAACTTGGTGTAGTCGGCCACCACGTTGAAGTACCCGTCGAAGTCCAGACCCAGGATCAGCTCCAGCTCGTTCTCCAGGCGCTCCATGTACACGGCCTCGTCCAGGCCCTTGAGGGTGACCTTCTCGTGAAAGCCTTCCTCGATGTGGTCCAGGAATAGGGATCGGTCGGTGTCCGGGGCGCCGGTGACCGAGGGGACGCGGAGCTTGGGCTCGATGGTGACGTTGCAGCGCTCGGCTATGGCTGCCGTGTTATCGATGGCCTGCTCGATCACCGACCTCTGGATGCCGAAGCGGGACATCCACTGATAGATCTCTTCATCGGTCATACTCCAGGCGGCAGTCTGCCCGGAATCGGTCTTGTCACCGTCGTTGTGGGTGGAGATCTCCCATACCAGGGCGTGATTCTCCCAGTCGTCCGGATGGGCGTAGTGGGAATCGTTGACCACGATCAGCGGGATGTTGTACTTGGTGGCCAGCGCCACCTTCCCCTGGTTGACCTTGGCCATGTCGTCGTTGAGCTTCTGCTCCCGTTCGGTGCGGGGATCGATGAACTGCCAGGTGTGCAGCTCCATGAAGAAGTTGTCCCGACCGAAGGTGTCGATGTACTTGCCGATCAGGTCCAGGCACTTCTCGGTGTCGTCGGCGATGATGGCCTTGGCCATGTATGACAGTAGGCAACCGTCGGTGGCGATGAGTCCGGATGCGTGCTCCGCCAACATATCCCAGTGGGCGAGCGGATTGTAGTAGAAGCTGTCCTTGTAGGCCTTGGTCGACAGGGACCACAGGTTGGACAGGCCGATGTTGTTCTCCGCCAGGAGAATGATGTGGGAGTAGAAGTTTCGTAGCTTCTGCTCGCGGTAGAACCCCACCGGCTGGTCGATCAGATATCCCTCCATGCCGAGGATTGGTTTGATGTCGGCGGCCAGGGCCTTCTTGTACATGGAGATATGGCCAGCCACGTCACCGTGGTCAGTGATCGCTACCGCTGGGGCGCCTATCTCTTTGGCCCGAGAGATCATCGAGTCGATGGATGCATATCCATCCAGGAAGCTGTACTCGGAATGCGAGTGCAGGTTCACGTATCGTTGTGTCATGTCTGACCTGCTCCTTTAGCCCTTCCGGTCGTCAGACCTGGGCTAGATGAAAGGATCTGGTTTTGCTGCGTGCCATGGCGAGGGCTCGAACCTCGCTTGCCCGGTCTACCCAGGCTTTCCCGATGAGTCGTCACTCCATGGCATGACTGATGCTGGCGCTTCTGTCTTTTATACCCGAGCAGCGCTGGGGCCAGATCAGCCTCATACCAGCAGCCTTACTTGCTGCTGGGGTACCTCTTTGTCACCTGGGCGCGAAGCTCGGCGAAAGAGGTGGTCGCCCGGCCACCCACGGAGGCCTTGGGCTTCTCTTCCTCGGACCCCTCGTTCTCGTCGTCCTCGGACTCGTCGTCGGAATTGGAGGGGCTGGATTCGGTGCTGCCGCCGATCAGGTGGCGGTTATAGTACTCCTCGGTTCCACGCCGCTCCATCCATTGCACCAGGCGTGCGAATACCGGGTCATCCTCACCCTCGACCGGCGGGATACCGTAGTAATCCCACAGCTTCTCGGGGGTATCCAGCTCGTCATCCCTGGAGTCGGCGATGATGGTGTACTTGGTGTCCAGACCATCGCCATCACGAGTGATATCGTAGTCGCGATCGACGTAGGTTTCGAACTTGGCGTAGTACCCGTTGACCGCAGCCCAGAAGCCCTTGACGCCCTGCTTGACGACGCCGAACGTCGGGCACTCCACCTTCTGCGTGGGTCCGTCGGGGTCGTTTGGGTCTACCAGGATCTCCAGCTCCTGAGGGCGCTCCACGTTGGTCTTGCTGGGGCGATCGTAGTCCTTCACCGCGACGATGGCGATGACGACCGTGCGTGGCTTGACCGGAACGATCTTCTCGTTGCCGGACTTGTCGGTCACCTTTCTGGTGATGTTCTTGCAGATCCAGCATGGCCGCTGAAGGGGGCCGTCCAACTGGTCGGTGCAGACGAAGTCGCGAGACTTGTTGTCACGGCACTTGACGAACTCGTGGAAGCCGATCTTCAACACGTTCTCGGTGAGGATGCGGACCGCGAAATTCTCCTTGTCCTTCCAGCTCACCGGACGCAGGACGTCGATCGGATGAGCTGCCTTGCCGAAGTCGCCACCGCTGCTGGCGGCGGCCTCGATTGCCTCCTTGACGGCGGAGAAGCCGGTCTGGTAACCCATGTCGTGCCTTTCTTGAATGTTGGCCCGTGGCCTTAGTCCGTGTGTTTCTTGAATAGGTTCGTCAGGACGTGGAATGCGATGAAGAAGTTGGGTTCGATGTGTTCGGGGATGACCAGGTACTCTCTTGCTCCTATGCGCCGGACGTTGAATCCCTGCACCTTTTCAAGCGATATACGCACCCTACCATATGCCCCGTATAAGCGATAAACCGCTCCTACGACCTCATACCATCTATCGACCTTGTCGCGATCCTCGCTCAGGGCCAGGTAGCTGTATCCCTTGTCCCGCTCTGAATCTTCCTCTTTCCGGGGTGGGACCCAGGTCGGATCGGCCCATCTCAGGGCCTCCACCTCGACCTCTCCCAGAAAGACGTGCCCGGGCGGTGTTCTGTTGTACTCCTGCCGGGTGGTCGGGTCGGATAGCGTTTCATAGGCCTGCAACAGGAGCCTGAACTCCTCCGGGTCTCCCCCGGCATCTGGGTGCGCCAGCTTGGCCTTCTGTTTGAAAGACCTGCGAATCTTGCCGATGTCGGCCCACGGGGTAACACCCAACATCCGGTAGTACCCGTTGGGGTCATTGAAGTTCAGCGGCATCCTCTGGAGTACTGCCGAGGTGATGGGAAACCCCCCGCTGCCGAACATCCGGAGCTGCTCAGATGGGGGACTTGTCCGGAGGGGTTGGCCGAAGAGGAGTGGGTCCTTCCACCAGGGTTCGCTCATCCGCCGGTTCCTTCGCCTTCTTGGTCCTGCGTGGCTGCCTTACCACCTTCGAATCTTCGACCTTGTTGAACTTTTTGAATCCCATTTCCGTTTCACCTCCTCGATCCTGTCCTTGAAGGTGCCGATGACCAGCGCCCCCAGTCTCTTTCCGTCTAACCAGGCGTCCAGATGGGCAGGCTTCGTGAGATCGCCGATGTCCATTCCCTCTGGAGCGTCAACGATGTAGACCTTGCAGAAGTTCTTCAGCCCGTTGTACAGCTTGACGGTCCCGGACCAACCGCTGATGTCGTTGTCCATGACCAATATCACGGTACCAAATCTTTTAAGCAATTCAACCTGGGTCGGGTTGACCTTTCCAGAGAACGTCCCGACCAGGTTTCCGTATTCCTCGAAACCCTCGTCCACCCAGGTCTCAGCCTTCAATATGGACATCACCGATTCCACCACAACTACCGTATCGAATCCCCGATCGACCACATTGTCGTAATTAAAGAGGGTGGACTCCTTGGGAAACCCCGGCGAGTTGTGATACTTGGGCGGAGGCTCCACGCCTTCGCTGGTGATGAGCATCGGGGTCTGCGGCCAGCGGGGGTCGCTCAGGGCGCGCTTCTGGTACCCGACCAGCTTGCCGCCCCAGAAGTGCGGAATGACGATCTTAACGTCTTCCTGGTCGTACCCCACCTTGTACCGCACGATGGTGTTCTCGGAGATGCCCCGCTCCTCAGTCATGTACGGGTGGATGGCCAGCCACGGCTCCAGGATGAACGTGGAGTAGGTCGGCATGGGGGTCTCGAAGTCGTTGTTGGCCAGGAGCTTACGGACGGTCTCCAGGACGTTCTGGGCGCCGCTGTCCTGCCAGTCCACCGCACCGATGCGGGCCAGCTTGTCCAGGGCCTGGACGCGGTCGCACCGCTCCATCTCCTGGATGAACCACAGCAGGTCCCCACCACCGCCGGTGAAGCAGTTGTACACCAGCTTCTCGGTGTTGAGGGCCGCCGACGGGGAGCGGTCGCCGTTGGTGTGGTGCGGATAGACCCTGTCCAGTAGGCACGAGTGGATGATCTCGTCGCCCTTGCGGTAGATGTTCTGTGCACCATAGTGATCCAGGACCGCATCCGGGTTGACGCGCCGCAGGATAGAGCGGTACATGTCCCTGTTGGTATGTTCCTGTACGGCGCCATACCCGGTCTTGTAGCTCATAAGTCGGACTCGGATAGCTCGCGGTCGACACTGATCTCGGTGTAGTTCTTCAGGTGCCAGTTTAGGAGCCAGTGCTTGGGGGCGCCACGGCGATGCTTCATGGTCTGGAACAGCATGGCATTGTTCACGGCCATCTCTTCGGTCCGGACGATGGCGAAGGCATGGTCGGCCACCTGCTCGATGTTGGACGACAGGCCAATCTTCTCCAGGGATGCCTTGCCGGACTTGGCCATCTCCCGGTTGAACTGGGCGGCCACGACCACTGACAGGAACTTGGACTCCTCTTCGGACACCTCGGTCTTGATGTCGTTGGTTATCTCGGCGATGACCTGGTCCCGGCGCTCATGCCGGTTCGTTCTCGGCTGGATGAAGCTGAGCTGGTCCAGCAGCAGATAGTTGGCGCCCCTCTGGCGGGCCCTGTTGATGATGCTCTGGACCGTGCGCTCCTCCATGGGCGGATGGTCCACGAACAGCGATCCGGTGTCTCCAAGCCACTCCTGGGCCCGTTTGAGGGCATCCACCTGTTCCTTGTCCAGCTCGCCCCGGGTCAGGGCCGTGTAGGGCACGCCGGATGCCAGGCAGTCGATCCTGTCTTCGATGTCCTTGCGGGACAGCTCCAGGGTCACCAGATACGGAGTCCATCCGGCCTTCAGTGCGGAGATGGCGGCGTTGGCCAGGAACCAGCTCTTGCCGGTGCCGGTCCATCCGACGAGGTAGGCCACCTCGGAGGGCAGGATGCCGTAGATGTGGTTGTCGATCTCCGGCAGCCCCAGTGGGGCACCCCGGACGCTGCCGTCGAAGGTGGCCCGCTCGATGTATCGGTTCAGCCGATCGTCGGCGTTCTCGGACATGTCGGACAGAGAGCGCCGGTTGGTGATGGCCTGGGTGATCTCCCAGGACATCTTGGACATCTTCTCCAGGGCCAGCTCTCCCTGGTCCTTGCTCAAGTGGTCGGCCACCGTCTCGATGGCCTCGACCAGGTTGGCATCCCGCCATTGCCTTTTTATCGCATCCACCAGCCACGACAGGGTCTCTTTGGGCTTGGTGAACTTGAAGCTGGGGAACTCGTGGTGAATGACGTCGTCGGTCGGCGCAGACTGTCGGTCGCTATCAAACCAATACTGCAGGGTGAACTCGAATATCGCCCTGTTGATCGGAGACTGGAAGTGCTTAGCCTGCAGGCCTAGATCCCAGGCCTTTTCGATATCTTCACTGGTGCCGAGCGACGAGAGGATGTTGTCCTCAAGATTCAAGGAGGGACACCTCTCTCAGACTATTGGTCGGATGTTTCCTGAGCGCACTTCATCGAAGGTCCTGGACCGTGCCTTTTGCCGGAAGTCCTTGCCCCTCACTTCTTGAAGGATAGCATTTTCGCTTAGGAGGCTGATCACTGCGGACCCGTACCCCTGCCGCAACTGATCTTCGCTCATGTTGGTGGTGATGAAGGTGGGCCTGCCGTGCTGGACGCGGGTCCGGAGCAGGAAGTCGAAGGTGGTCTCCGACAGGTTGGTCTTGGTCTTGTACTCCCGGCCGAGGTCATCCAGGAGCAGCACCTGGGACATGACGACCCGCTGCTGGAAAAGGGTCTTGTCCTCCTTGGACGCCCATCCTGCGGTGAACATCTCCATCATCCCGGCGAACGTCGTGGCGAAGCACGAGTACCCCTCGTGCAGAAGCGACTTCAGCAGCAGGTTCATGGCCAGCGTCTTACCCACGCCGTATTCGCCGGTGAGGATGATGCTGACTCCGGAGCTGATCATGCGCTGATGGTTTTTCAGGTACGCATCGACGGTCCTGCGAAGCTCCGGATCGCCCTCGTAGTCGTCCCACGATAGGCGCTGGTACAGAACACCTATCCCGGCGTTGAGGTAGTGCTTGTGGTACTGGAGCTGCTGTCGGCAGTCGCACTTATGCTCGACTCCCTGCCACTTGTACGTGCCCTCCTTGTTGCAGGTGGGGCAATACTCGTCAGGATCTGGCCGGAGGTCTGGATGTTGCTGGTACAGACGGTGTGCATCATCGTCCGACAGGAACCTCTTATCAAGAGGCAAAGGCATTGGCGAAGTCCCGGAACGATGCGAAGCTGCTGGTGGCAGACACCCTGGAGGGCTTGGAGAACGCGATCATGGCCTCGGAGTGTATCTTGTCGGTCCACCACTTGTTGGCGACGCAGAACCAGGCGGTCTGGAATCCCTCGCCGTTCTTCTGTCCACCATACTGATAGAAGATCCACTTCAGCATTAGTCCGGCGCCCTCCTTGCCGTACATGGTGACCAGACGGCGCATGATGGAGCGATCCTTGCCCTGCACGAACGCGATGCGGTACCCCAGGGTCTTCTTGGCCATGGCCTGCAGGTAGGGGAGGTAGTCGTCCAGGGCGAACTTATGAACCGGCTTCCCCAGCAATCTCTCGCCGTGATCCAGCTCGTTAAAGTCTTCCATCGGACCCTCCTCTGTCTAGTGACAAGTATTTACGTGACTTGGAGGCGAATGTGCTCTGATGGTTTCTCACAATCACCCGATTGTCTTCCAGGAGATCGGCGGTCGTGACGGGAGACTCCTTGATGAAGGAGATGCTGCTGATGGGGATCCAGCAGAACCTGGTGTCGTATTGCACCAGGCTCAGCCACTCCTCATCGATTCCCGCTGGGAATCCTTCGATCTCACCGGCCGTGGTGACCACGATGATGGCGTACCCTCGCGATGCCTTGTTCGCCAACATCTTCACGAAGATCGCATCGGCGGGCAACACCAAGGTGTCGGTCTTGGGTGGTGTCACAGTTCGTTCCTCAGTTCCATAGAGATCCCTGGTCGAGTTTGGCGACCAGGGAATCCAGCTCATACCTGGCCAGATACTCTCTGAGGCCGGGCTTGTGGGAGTTTGGGTCCCACACTCCGATCTCGTCGGGTATCAGATCCAGGAACCTTTCCCCGTCCAGACGGATCATGTCGTAGTTCTGCATGACCAGCTCGGCATAGGGGGCGATCTTGGGTTCTTTCTTGATTACCTCGTAAAGGTCGCCGTGAGCCAGGATCATCTTCGTGGCGGTCTTCGGGCCGATGCCCTTGACACCGACCACTCCGTCCCCCGAATCACCCATGAGCGCCCACATCTTCGGCAATTGCTCTGGAGTGAGTCCGTACTTGTCCTGCACGACCTTCGGCGTGTAGAACACCTCTGGCGTCTTGCCGATCGACGGCCTGTACACCGTCACTGTATCAGAGGCAAGTTGTAAAAGATCGTGATCAGCGGAGACGATGGTTGTCTCTACGCCCTGCGCCTTGTTGACGATGGCGGCAATCAGGTCGTCGGCCTCAACCCCCTGGGAGTGTATCCAGGTAATGCCGACCAGGTCCAGGAAGTCCTGGAACATGGAGAACTGGGGCTTGGGGTCGAACGGGAAGGGGCTTTCCTTGCGGTTGGACTTGTACTCGGCCCGGATATCTTGCCGGAACTTGGATCTGCCCCAATCGAAGGTGAAAACGATGCAGCGGCAAGGTACTTCACGAAGCAGCTTGCGGAGCGAGTTGATGGAGCCCAGAACCATACTGGTCGGCACACCGTCGGATGTCTGAAGTACCTCTCCGTCGGCCCGGAATCCCATACCACCGGCGTTGCGCAGGCAGAAGTTGTTCCCGTCGACCACCAGGAGCGGTACCGGTCTAGCTAGCCTCACCGGGTATGTCCCAGCCGAATTGAGCCAGGCCACTCAGGTCGTCCGGAACCTCATCCGGATAGTCGACGTAGGCGCGGATCTCGTGGATGGCCCGGTTGAACCCCTGTGCCCATGCGTACAGGTACAGTTGGTAGTCTTGCGGGGTCTGCTCCGGTGGAAGGTCCAGCCTGAACTGGGCGCTCGCCAGACTGTCAGCCAGCTTGGTGCAGAACTCTCTGGCTGTCTCGCGGTCGATCTCTTCGAGGCTCATGTTATCTCCATAGCTTTCAGTACCGAATCGAAACCCTCGTCATCGCCCGCGACGGCATAGACCTTGGCCAGGGTTCGTAGGTATTCGGGGTAGATCTCCCCGCTATCGGTCCACAGAACAGTGGCGGACTGAACTGATCCCAGTCCAGCGATCAGGCGCAGCTCATCGATCGAGGTGACTCCATCGAGATGAACGGGCTTGGTGAAGTTCTCGTCCTGCAGCAGCCAAAGGCACACCTGCAGCTTGGTGAACTTGAAGTGGTCGCGAGACTCCTGCCAGGGGAAGGCCTCCGGTATCCGGAAGTGTAAGAATGCCGGAACGACAAGGGTATCCACGTCCGGGTCCTCGTTCAGAGTGCGGAGGTCGACTGCGAATTCTTCGAAGCTGCCATTGACCCTGGGCTGCGGAAGCGTCTCCAGCCTCTTCAGGTCCTCTTTCCGGTTCCTGACCATCGGCCAATACGAACCGGGATTGTATTTCACATACAGCTTCACGCCGCCACCTCCATGGGAGGATCATACACTATCTTTTCCAAGGATTCCCGGAGCTTGCTGCGGGCGCTGGATAGATAGAATGCCACCCTGGACTTGGACAGGCCGAATATGGACCCGATCTCGGCCTGTGTTTGTTCGGCCCAGTAGAGCCGGAACACCATTTCCCGTTCGCGGTCATCGTCCAGTTTGGCCACCGCCTGGCGGACGGCCTCGCGGATGTCGCCGGTCTCCACCATCAACATGTCATGGTCGGTCAACGGCTGGTCGTACTGTTCCGGGGCGACGTCGATCGATTCTGTCTGGCGTCGGAGGGGATCTATGGAGTTGCCTGGGCGGCGCTCGGATCCGGTCCAGGAACGCCGCTTCACAGCAGTGATGATGGCATTCTTGACTGAGTTCACGTAATATCCGTGGCCGACATCATGATGGTCGCTATCTATCCTGCATACGACTATACGGGCTTCCTGCATAACATCGTCCCGAATTGACGGGTCCTTGCACACCTGTGAGGTGAATATCTGAATGAATGGCTCAATGTAGGCCAGACGATCTTCTATGTTCATTTGTGGTTTGGGCTTCTCTTTTACTCGAATCCATGCTTCTTGCGGTAGGCGGCATCGGTGTATGGCTCCAGCGAGCCGGTGGTCTTGCCGATCAGTTCGAACTTACCGGATCGTACCGCTACAACGTACCCGGTCCGCTGCGCCATCCAGGTGGGCAGCGTGTCGATGAGCTTGTGCACCTTGGGCGTGTCGCCCTTGGCCTTGACCACGGCCTGCAGGATCTCGGCCACCGGCCGGATGACCGGCTGGCGGGGTCGCACCGGCCCCCAGAAGGAGTTCCAGGCGATCTGAGAGGCCGTCTCCCGGATCCAGGGGCATGGTGGTACCGCAGGCACCGTGAAGGTGCTGGGGGACTGCTGGGCGGCGATCTGGGGCGTTGCAGGGATGGTCTCCGGGGCCACCTGGCGCCAGTCGAACTCGGAGTTGGAAAAGTCCCCCGGACGCATGAAGTAGCGCACCGTGGTGGTGAGCTGCACCACCGCGAAACAGATCCGATCCGGGGTCAGGTTGTTGTGGCACTGGTAGGTGACCGTCTCGCCCCACTGGTTGTCAGGCTTGACGCGGATCGGCGTCATGAGGCGGTGACACACCGGACACTGGACCTCCTTGGCCCAGTCTGGCAGGGCCTTCTTCAGGTCCTCCACGGTCAGGGAGGGCTTCCCAGCCTTCTCCATGCGGGTCGGCGGGAGCTTCAATTTCCTACTCACCAGGATTCATCCCCAAGATGTCTTCGACAAACTCACCGATATGGTCACTGGCCTCATCGACATCCGAGCTGACCGGTACGGCCATATACCGGTCGGCCACCTCATTCCAGGCCTCGGCCGGAGTCTTGGCCGATGGGTCGGGCATGAAGAAAAGCATCGGCTTATATCTTCGCACATATTCTTTCAAAAGATATTCCAGCAGATGGACCTGATGGGCGAACATCATGCCATAGGAGTGAACGGGCAGTTCAGCGGCATCGTTTTCCAGATGGATCCTCTGCATCGTAGCCATCCGAGCCTTGGCCAGAGCCAGGGACGCATACAGGGAGTCCTGGACGACCTCCAGGGCGTTCTCATCCTTCCGGTGCTCAACCTCGTTCTCTAGCTGGACGAAGGGCCAGGTGGGGGCACCGAACACCGTCGGAAGCTCCAGGTCGCGCCGCAGGTACAGACCAGCGGACTGCTCCAGGACCTCGATGACATACGCATGCACGATCTTGCAGACCTCGCCGACTGCGTCCTGGTCACTTCCGAAAAGGACGATGGTCCTGGCCAATTTACTCACCTCTCCCTGCCGGGCATGAAAGCAGATATCCGGCGAGTGACTTTCTCGTAATGATCGGGATCTATCTTACCGAATCTCTTTAGAGAGTCAGCCATGGCCTGGGTGGTAGTCAGAGAATACCGGTGCCGAGGTCGGGCGGTGTCGGCGTGATCGATCCGGGTGGGTTCTATCCTGGTGCCGTCCGGCCACCGCAGGTTGCCGTTCAGAGAGTGCAGGTACACCCACTGCTTGGTGCGCCCGAAGAACAGACCCACCTCCTGCAAGGACAGGAGGCGGGTCCGGGGCACTCCCCTCTTCAGGTTGCTCACTTCTGCTTCGGGACGTCCCGCACGACCAGCCGGGTGGTCTTCGGGGCGCCGGGGACGATAGCCTCGCGTACCTGCTCGATCAGCTCCGGGTTGCGGGCCAGGAACGCGGTCAGCCGGTCCTCGTTCAGGACCTCCTCGGTGCGGGCCGGGATGACCTGCCGGGGGATCTTGACGGTGTCGAAGACCTGCTTGGCCTGGTCGCCCAGGGCCTCCTTCAGAGTATCGGTGTCGAAGGTGGGGTCCTGCCGACCGCCGCCCTCGCGGGCGAACTTGCGGCCCTGGGTCTCGACCACGATCTCGCCCGGCTGAAGCTCGGGGTCCTCGACACCGGCCAGCTCGTTGGTCAGGGTCAGGGAGCCGAACACCATCTCCTTGACGCGGTCCTTGCGAGCCTTGATTGCGACCTCGGCCTCGGTGATGGCCGTCCACTCCTCCATGAGGAGAGCGGCCTGGGTCTTGTCCAGAACGACCGGCTCGTTGGCGTCGAAGACCGCGAACACGTCGGGCACGGCCTCGAAGATCTCGCGCAGCTTGTCGCGCTGGTCCTGGCTGAGGTGGTGCTTCTTCCAGGACTCCAGGCGGGCCTTCTTGGTGGCGGTGGGCTCGGCGCCCTGGTCGACGCGGGCCTTGGCCAGCTCACGCATGAGCTGGGACAGGTCCAGGGTGGGGGCGGTGTCGGGGGTGGTTGCCAGGGTGGCGGTCACGTTGTGCTCCTTCGGGGACTCGGGGTTGATCATGAGAAGATTTTATCCTGGGGGTCCGACAGTGGTCGGTTAGGGCGCTACCACGTCGAACGCGAGCCCCTGCCGCGTGCGGAACGACTTGATCGGCACCATGGCCTTGGCGACCTGATCCGACGTGAGCTGGTGGCGGGCGCCGTTGCGCTCCTGACGCTGGGCCTCCTGGATCAGGGTCATGAGCTTGGACGCGGCCTTCGCAGGAGCCTGCCAGTACGGCCAGCCGTCGCTGTTGGCGTTGACGGCATCGCGCAGGTTCGACAGCGTCACGCACGCCGAAGACAGCACGGTGTCGTACTCGAACTGATCCAGTGCCTCATCGATCTCGTACTCGTTCATCCACATGACCTGTGACCTCCTGTGGTGGGCTGAGTACCTCTAGTATACCACACCCAAAAAGATAATCACCCGACGGATAGCCTGCGGATCTGCCACGGCCACCCTGCGAATCTACCACGGCTGGACTCCTAAAAGATAGATGTGATATACTGGTGCCGAGGATCACCCCTTCGAGCACCTGGAGTGTGCGCCGTGATGATGCCGGACATCGACAAACTGATCGCCTTCGAGTCGGGCGAGCTGGATCAGGACGCGACCGTGGAGCTGTTCCAGGACCTGGTCAACAGCGGGCTGGTGTGGAGCCTGCAGGGCTTCTACGGCCGGACGGCGAACGACCTGATCGACGCGGGGCTGGTGACGCTCCCGCAGAGTGAGGAGGATGAGGGATGAGCAAGCATAAGGCAGCCGCTGGGCGCCGGACCGACGAGCACCAGAGGATGGTGCTAGGTCTCCGGTCGTCCGGGGCTGCCCGCTGGGACCACCGCCCTCGGCGTCTTCGCACCCGAGCCGACGTTAAGCGTCAGGCCCTGCGGGACCAGCAAGGATGAGTGGGCGCCCCGCGTGTTGCCACGCGAAGTTGTGGTGTGGTCGTTTAAGCCTGAGCACGCGCACGGGCTAGGACCCACTCGATCGCCTTAGGCTGGCTTCCCGAACGCCATATCTCTGCCTCGCTTGAGGACTCGAATGACCCTGTTCAGTTCCGGCCAATTGAGCACGGAGAACACCGAATTGTACCCGAACTCTCGGGGTCCGTGCCCACCACTGGACACGATGCCCAGGATCCGTGCGCCTACGTCACGGGTAGACAGGTCGGAGAGGTTGGCGTCGAGCACCGCTCGGCCAATGCGCGCCAGCGTCTCCGGGTCGCCGTACAACTGGTCCACCAGGCTCTTGTCGAAGTTCTTGGTGGTGACCCCCACCCGAACCTCCTGGCCGCCGCTCTCCTCGCCCTTGCCCCAGAGGACTTCTACGTCGAAGTTTCCTCCGCTACTGCTGATGTGTTCCTTTGGCATCTCGCCATCTCTCTTTCCGCCCATCACGGGCATCTTTTATAACTCTCCGGACCCTAGCGGCCGGAATCTTATCAAGCTCGCGCTGGGGCAGTCCACTGGCCCTGGTCGTCACCCTGGGTCCGGCTGGTGGCCCAGAAGATGTCGTTGCCGTCCAGCAACACCGAGAGGTTCACAGAATCATTGGAGAGGTTACCCCACACGCGCACGACAACTGCCGGGTATACGTCACCGGCGTAAGCATGATTGCCGACGTGGGCGACGTGCCCAGTATCAGGGCCGCCAGCCTTGCGATAATCGTTGAAGTCCTTTCGCCGCCTGTTGATGGCGTCAGCATCGTACTGAGTCAAGGTATACAGGACGATACTGCCCGGTGATGCAATCATGAATGTGTGTATCCTCTCTAGGCGTTGATCTGCTGAAGTCGATCCTGCGACTCCTTGATGACGTGGGCCACGATCGGCTCCACGATCTCCCGGTTCAGGAACTCGGTGGCTCCAGCCACCTGTTCCTCGGTGGGAATTCCCTGCCAGCTCACAGAGGCCTCTACGCCGGGCTTTATCCAGTTCTGGAGCTGTCCGCCGGAGCTGATCGACAGGGATGCGTCCAGCTTCATCGTCAGGGTGAACCGGTCCACCGGTGCATCATCGGACATTTAGTTTTCCTCCTCGATCTCCACCAGGTATCCGTTGTTCTCCAGGTGGATGATGATGTCTTCGCCCAGCGTCGTGGGGGTTTGTCCACGACGGCCACTCTCCAGGAGCGGGGTGCCCCTGCCTCGGTTGACGACATGTATGACGTAGTCCTTGGCGGCAGACTTCTCCTCGGCGCTCTGCGTCTTCTTCTCGACCTGCATTACTTCCGGAACTCCTTTATGACGTTCTTGGTGTTCAGGTCGGTCAGTATGATGATCTCTGCGCCGGAGTTGGCCCACGAGTGAAACTGGCTCTCGGCGTCCGCCGATCCGGAGAAGAACTTCACCCTGGAGGTCTTCTGTTCCCCGGCTATCGTCCGATATGCCTGCTCGACTCGGTAGTTGTAGAACGACGACACGCTTTCTTCCACCTTCTCGATATTCGCCATGTAGCCGAATTCGGCCAGTTGGCCGATTATCTGGTCGCCCCACCTGGAGTCGAGCAGGGGTCGCTGTTCACGACCCTCGTCCGGCTCCACACGAATCAGATGGTATCCCACCAGGGAAGTATAGAGTATCTTTTAGTACCTTGCATTCCGACCGGAGATGAGCTGACCCCTTTGCGGGACGAAAGGCTTCCATAGCGGGATCATACCCGCCTCCTCCGGGGTACGGTCGCGCTTCTTGACGTTGCAGGTCTTGCAGGCGGCGATGGTGTTGGTCCAGGTGGACTTGCCACCCTTGGATACCGGGTGGACATGGTCTATGGTGTTGGCGGCCCCGCCGCAGTAGGCACACTTGTACTTGTCCCGCCGCAGCACGCCGGACTTACTCCAGACGATCGGCTTGGAGTAGAACCAGTCCAGCTTCTGGTACTTGATCAGGCGCATCGACAGCGGGAACGGAAACGGCCCGAAAGGGCGGTCCTCATCTACCTCATCGAACTCCGCCACGTTCCGGATGTACATGCGGATGGCGTGACCTGGAGTGACGTAGAGGATGGGTTCCATTCCGGCGTTCTTCACCAGAACACTCTTGCGGGCCACGGGGATTCAATTCCCTTTCCTATCCGCCGCCCTCACACAAGGCGAACCTCATTCCTCTGAGGCATCCTATCAGAATAGGTCCAAAGAGATATCAGATCTTCAGCGCTTCGAGGGCGAGAGAGTACTTGTTCATCAGTCGACTGCGGGTGGCCTCGTCCAGCCTGGCCAGTCTTTCAGGGTCGGTGTTGTGGGCGATGTCGGCCAACTTCACCAGGCGGGCCACCCGGTGATTCCTGACTCGGGCCCAGTACTTCTCGTTGGTCTCATCCGGAAGATGGGTCAGAATGAGCACCAATGTCACCACGTAGCTCGGGAACCCCTTGTCGAGCAGCGATATCGCAGCCTTCAGGCCGCCGCAGTCCTCGATGACGTCGTGAAGCCATGCCACAGCCTCCAGGAGGTCGATCTCCGGATCGTCCGCATGCCGCTCGCGCACGATCCTGGCCACGGCCTCGGGGTGATCGTAGTACGGTGCCCCCAGCTTGTCGGTCTGACCCAGATGAGACGATATGGCGAACTGCCTGGCATTGTCCACAAGAATGGAGTCCATCGATCAATCGCCTTTCACGTTCAGCACCTGACGAAGCTCGTGCTTGATCTCCACCAGATCCTCCTCATAATTGTTCGAGCGCTTCATTTCCTTAAGTAGATCGGAAACCCTCTTCGAGAGATCAACATCCCTCGGATCTCTCCTCAGCAGCCTTCCCTTATCATCTCGCATCCTGGGAGGCCTATTATCGAACCAGAGTAGTGCCAGATCGGCCTGGTCTCGCTTCAGCACCAGGTACGGAAGCATATCACGTAACAACGACGCGGCCCCACAGCCACTGGTCTGATATATGTAGGCGCAGCGACGAGACTCTCTTTTCAACTCACATATGGCTCCGTCGTACTTGTCACGGAGGTTATAGAATATCCGATCCACCTTTGGCGACCTATTCTGGGTTATCTGAACACGGAGTGTTCTACCAGTTCCTCCCCCGGCATAGGTGCCAATATTCCCCTCCCCATCGAAGAATCCGACAAGATAAGACATCTCAACACTAGTCGCCCTTGATGTTGACGATCTGTCTGAGGACATATCTCACCTCCACCAGATCAGAAGAGTCATTCATAACTACTTCGACGTCCTTGTAGGCGTCCGGGTGCTCGTCCAGGAAGGCATCGGACTCGCCCCAAGCGATGCCCTCCATGCGGGCGTCCAGGTCCTCCCGGGTGAATCTGGACTTGGCCTTCGAGCGGGAGTACTCCCTACCGGCACCGTGCGGTGCGGAATTGAAGGACGACTCGTTGCCAAGCCCCTGGACCACGTAAGAACGAGTTCCCATGGATCCGGGGATCAACCCCCACTGTCCGGGCTCTGCGTTGATCGCGCCCTTGCGGGACAGCCACACACCATCGCCCAACTTCTCGGTGTAGTTGTGATGGCAAGAGATGTCCTGACGCCACTGCACGAACTCCCGCCCCATGAACAGGGACAGGGCGAAGGATACCCGGCCCATCATCTCGATCCGGTTGAGTAGAGCGAACTGCTGTGCCCAGTTGAGAGCTTCGATATAGGAGTCGAACTCGCTGGTTCCCTCCTCCAGATAGGCCAGGTCGCGATTCGGCAGTTTCTTGCCGTCGCAGAGCTTCTGAGCCACCTCGATGTGCTTCTGGGCCAGCCTGTTGCCCACCCCACGGGATCCGGAGTGCAGGAACATCCACACCCGGTCATCCTCGTCCAGGCTGACCTCGATGAAGTGGTTGCCCGAACCCAGGGATCCAAGCTGCAGCCGCCAATTGGGAGATACCTCCTCGGCCTGCTCGATGCCGGGGAGGGACTCCAGGGCGAAGATCCGGGAGGATTTGGCGCGGCCGGAGGGGCTGTTGTACTTCCCCGCCGACAGCGGGATATCCTTCGAGATAGCTGCATGCAGGACACGCAGATCGCCTGCGGCCAGCAGGTCATCGCGCCTGAACTGGGTCAACACCGCGTTCATGCCGCAGCCGATGTCCACACCGACGGCGGCAGGCATGATCGCGCCCATGGTCGGGATGACGGAGCCTACGGTGGCACCCTTGCCCAGATGGGCATCCGGCATCAGAGCCAGCCAGGGCTGTACGAACGGCATGGAGGCGGTCTGGAAGGCCTGCTCCAGCGTCTGCGGCGCGATGATCGACGCCCAGTTGAGCAGCTTGTCGTTCAGGATCTGCATCATGCCCTAAACGATAGCATATCTCTTAAGCAAAAGGCCCCTGCGCATTTGAGCATCGTGGAGAGGCTTGGCAGGGGCTCGGTTGCTGCCAGGGTAGGTGTCGAACCTACACCACGAGGGTCAAAGCCTCGCTGCCCTGCCGAGAGCACCTGGCAATAGGCCGACGCGGCTGGATTCGAACCGAGCTTCCCGAGCTTTGCCACCCGTGGTCCACCATGGACTCTTCACGTCGCCGGAGCCCGAGACCTGATTCGAACAGGCGCTTCCACGTTACGAGGGTGGCGTGCTACCGCTAGACACTACCCGGGCGAGCCCCAAGCCGAGTATGATTCGGCACCTTCGCTTTACAAGAGCGACGTTCTAGCCGGTTGAAACTATTGGGGCTAGTGCACGGTGCTCTATCCCCTGAGCTACATCGCGTCCCATGAGGGATAGCAGGCACGGATTCGAACCGTGCGACCTCCGCGCCGAGCCCATGCCGAGATTCGAACTCGGTCTTCCATCGTACCAGGATGGCGTACCACCAGTAATACTTCACGGGCCTGCCCCTCTTCGCCCACCCGCTTCCAGGCGCGATGGCGACGATGTCCGACGCGGCTCCTGGACGGCTCATCCGAGCCAGACGCATCGGTGGATTGGTCGGGGACTCAACCCTCTGGGGTACACTACGGTTGCCGTGCGAGCCCATAGTCAGCCACCCGCGAGTCGAACGCGGTATCTCTGCAATCCCGATGCAGCGGATTATGCCGTTTTCCCAGTGGCTGGTATTCAGTTATAGCGTCGGGATGGCAGGAGTTGAACCTGCTATCTTCCGGATCCGAACCGGACGGATTATGCCGTTTTCCCACATCCCGTTAGCCCGAGGTTTGTCTGGATGGCTTACATCCACCGGCCGCGCCGGAGGGTCATCGCCGCTTCGCGATCCTCGGATCCCTTCGTCGGGGAGGTGGGACTCGAACCCACGTTCTCCTGCCTCCAAAGCAGGCGGCCTTGCCGCTGGCCTACACCCCGTTAGCCAGATCCCTGCTAGAGGAGCTGGGTTTCGCCTTAGGTCCGGTCTAGCAGTACGCGCCGGGTTTCAAGCCTCGGCCGCAACCGAACCACGGCTACGTGCCCCCGGCACGATTCGAACGTGCGACCCACTACTTAAAAGGAAGCTGCTCTGGCCAGACTGAGCTACGGAGGCATATTAAGTTGTAACGCTCCGGTAGAAGGGTTCGAACCTACAACTTCCTCCTTAACAGGGAGGCACTCTGCCTAGTTGAGTTATACCGGAATAACGGTACTGCGCCCACCTGGTTCGATTCGAACGAACGACATACCCGGCTTCAACGGGTCCCTCTCCCAGACTGAGGTACAGGTGGTTAGATGTTCACTTATTACATCAACATCTTCTTTAGTGACTTAGGCTGAACCCCCCAGACGCCAGCTCCTCTATGCGTCTATCTATATCGACTGCCACGCGGAAAGCTGAGGTCACGATCCCCAGCCGGTCTCCCGGCCCAACTCTTTAGCAAAGAGCGCCCACGCCCTGGTGGGTTAACCTTCCATGTCAGAAGTTTACCACTTTCGGTAAACTTCCGTCAACTCTATTTAGTTGTCACCGCCGTCTTCGGCTACGGGGATGGAGATCTTGATATTCAGCCTGTCCTCGGAGTCTCGCCAGACCTCGATCTCCATCTCGTCCAGGACAGGGGTTAGGTCCTCGGAGTCCACCCTGCTAGCCACTGCGGCCAGGGTCCGGACGATCGCCTCGAACCAATGGTCCTGCTTGTCCTGCTGCAGGACGGAGTGGGCTCTAACCATTGACGCCATATTAAGTTTCCTTAGTTTTCACGAGGGGATGACGAGAATCGAACTCGCGTATTCAGTTTGGAAGACTGACGCTCTACCGTTGAGCTACATCCCCATGCTAGCTGCGTCGATCGACATACGTTCCGCCACCACGGCGGTCGCCACGCCAACCTGCACGCTAGGTGCTGCATCCATAGCCGCCGCCAGTGAATGGGTGGTTGGGCCGTCCAGTCAGCGGTACACATGGATCGCGAGGCCCCGACGTGATTCGAACACGCACATAACAGGGTTGCAGCCTGCTGCCTTACCATTCAGCCACGGGACCATCATCTAACTATTAAGTTGTACTCGCACATCATACCATATCTCTTTGTACCCCAGCCAGGGCTCGAACCTGGACCTTTCGGTTTTTAAGACCGTGCCATACTACCAGTTGGGCTACTGGGGCGCGGAGGCCGGAGGGCACGATCCCCTGCGACTGAACGCTCAACCCGCTTCGAACGGGCGCCTGCCACCTGGCAGATTCAGCCTCCATGGCGGAAAGGCGGAGAATTGAACTCCACGGCTGTTAGACCGCGCTGACTTTCCAGATCAGCTCCGGGACCACCCGGTGCCCTTCCGAGGAGGGTAACAGTAACGATCTGTCAGGCTTGCACCTGGCCGAGTTTTCAAGACTCGCAGCCGGACCTCCGGCACTACCCTCCGAGCGTACTCCTGGCCGGATTCGAACCGGCACTGGACGGGACTTGAGACCGTTGCCGCTGCCAATTGGGCTACAGGAGCATTACTGGAATGCCATGTCGGCTCTCACCCGGGTCGAACGGGCTCCGCCTTGATCAGGGACGAATCGGGAGGGATCAGCTCCACAGCCTAGCTCGCCGACATAGCACGCCGTACTCACGGAGGGATTCGAACCCACAACGCACCGGATCTGAGCCGGAGTCCTCTGCCAAAATTGGGATACGTGAGCATGTTCAGTTCTTGTACTACAAGTGCCGCAGACGGGGGTCGAACCCGCATCATCCACCTTGAAAGGGTGGCGCCCTGACCATTAGACCACTGCGACGTACCCCAGGAGGGAATTGAACCCCCGACAGGTTGGATATAAGCCAACTGCTCTCACCACTGAGCTACTGGGGCAAGACGTGCCCGGCGGGATCCATACCGGTCGGGCAAACGCTGCGTCGTCACGGAGGCTACCCGATGAAACGACTGGACCTGCAGCGACGGACTATCTCCAGCCTTATCCGTCCATGATTAGCTTGGCCCGGAAGCCATCCCGGGTTGCATCTGGAGTACTCTCGGAAGGATTTGAACCTTCGCATCCCACCTTATCAGGGTGGTGCCTTAACCGGACTTGGCCACGAGAGCTTGCGTACTCCGAGAGGGACTCGAACCCTCGACCCACCGATTAAGAGTCGGTTGCCTCTGCCGCTGAGCTACCGGAGCATGTTCAGTTGTCCTACGAGGGGTAGACGGGGTTCGAACCCGCGACCTTCACCTTGGCAAGGTGACGCGCTGACCAACTGCGCTACTACCCCAGTGCAGCCCAAGGGGAGATTCTCGACGCTCACCACGCCATGTGACCATGCGGAGCTGGCCTGGGGCCAGGAGCTGGTCTCGGCATCGCAGGGAGCTACCCTGATACCGACGTTCAAGGACTGTCGAGCCCCCCGAGCGAGTCGAACGCTCCTGCCGAGATTCGTAGTCTCAGCGATGGATCCGCCATGGAAGGCATGTCGCTAGAAGGTCTCTAGCTGCTGCTCCGGTAATCTTACTACAGTGATATGACGTTGTCTAGTGCTTATCTCATCCCCGTGAACCTGGATCTTGACATTGCCCAGCTCGTCGGTGTCTACGCCGTGAACTCGCCAGTCCTGGTCCCATACCTTGAGGCCGTCGCCGGTCTTCACCCTGCAAGCCTTCTTGAGCCGTGTCCGTCCCATGTACATGCCGGGCATTGTACCACACCTACCTATTGGTGGCTCCCAAGGGTAGGCACCCTACGTACCCGCACTGAGAGTCGAACTCAGCAACCGAACCTTCGGAGGGTTCGGCGCGCATCCGGCGCTACGGGTCTGGCGCCCCAGGCAGGATTCGAACCCGCATCGTCCGTTACGGCTGAACTGCTTAGAAGACAGTGCCGGTACTGGGGCCAGCGTCTCCCAGGAGGGATTCGAACCCCCAACCTAGACGTTAGGACCGTCTTGCTCTTCCGTTGAGCTACTAGGAGATATGATCTACTTGCGGAGCACTATGGCCGCGAAGATCACGACCACGATGGTCAAAACCAGGGCCAGTGCGAATGCTCCCCAGAGCGGGGCAGTCACCCACCACCAGGACCAGGAGATCACACCGACCAGCTTCAGGACGAGGAACACCACGAAGAGGACGAACCCAACCCCCATGGGCTGAGAGTTGACCTTGACCGATATTTCTCCGCTGAACATCTTTCCCTTTTCCTTCTCTTGAGAGTGCTCTCGAAGCGATTCGAACGCTCACTGTCAACGATCTCGGCGTTGTCCCTCTGCCAGATTGGGGTACGAGAGCCAGGTTTTCAGTTATTCACCATCGAGACATGGCGTCGAGGTATTCCTCTCGGCCGCACGGAGGGCAGTATACCACATAGTTGTACGGTGCGTCGGCGACTTTCTGGGCCTCCTCCGGAGCGAGTTCCCGCAGGACCTTGCCGCAGGACTGGCACTCCAGAACGGCCACCATCATCTGGGCCATGGGGCACCTCCACTCTTGTTGTGGCACGGCAGATTCGCTTCTCGCGGGGTCTCCCCTTGTGGGAGAGAATGCCCAATCCACTTCACCGTGCCCGGCTCTTTCGCCGTCTGCCACTTGAGTTCGTAGACTGACTACATCCGGCTGGCTAGACCGGACCAAGCCATTCCGATGGCCTGATACCCAAAGGGGCCTAGTTGCGCCCCGTGCTCCCGAGGCGATTCGAACGCCCACTGGCCAGGATCTAAGCCTGGTGCCTCTGCCAATTGGGCTACGGGAGCTTTCGTTCAGACCAGGACGGACTCGGCCAGGGACCTCTGGAACTTGCGCTGCGAGTCCCGGAGGTTGCGCTTGCCGTCGACGTTCCAGCGGGGCCCGACCGGGATGAAGTTTCCGGTCTTGAGGACAATGACACCGTAGTGCGATCCTCGTGGGCGACTCTTCTGGACGTGAGCTTCTGACCTGAACTTGATATGCTCGCCACGCTTGGTACGGGCGACCCAGATGACATCCTTGATCTTGGCGGACATTTGAAGGTCTCCTCATTCGTTGTGTCCGGCTTTCTTACCCGGATCCTACGATGAGTGTATCCTATCTTTTTCATCGATCCAACTAGGCGTGAGACAGCTCGTGAGCCTCCAGGTCGGTGGGGTCCAGGTCGACCCGGGCCTTCTGTTTGCCCCCGGACCAGCTCAACACGATGCGGATGGGGCACTCCACCTGAGCCCCGCACGTCAGACAGTTGATGAGCACGAAAGTCTTTGGTGCACGGTCCATCTCGGGCTTCAGAACCAGGGCGTAGTGGGCGGCGAAGATGCTGCGATAGTCCTGGTTGTCCTCGGACTTGCTCTTACGCCACTGCGACCCTGCCCAGAACGCCAGGACGGACAAGAGGACCATGAACACGGCTAGCGTCGGGATCAAAGCGATACCCCCTCGGCTACAGGATTCCTATTTATTAGGCCTGCAGCCGAGGGGGCTCGTATTAGCTGGTACGGCTATTGTACCCTCATACGGTACGATAGCCGACGATCAGGACTCCCAGGGCCAGCTTCCGAATCCAGCCGCCTCGATGTTCTGCATCATGGCGAACGCCGAGTCGGTCAAGCCTCCGACCGCGTAGAAGTTCCCGCGACCCTGCGGCGCATGAGCCGCCTGGTACCCGGCGACGTTGAACGTGAAGGTCGTGACATCGGCGGGAACCACGTCCGGCAGGGACTTGCCGTAGTAGTCGGCCTGCTCGTCGGTGACGATCACCAACCGGTTGACGGCGCCTCGGAACCGACGCAGCAACGTCTCGGCGACCTGAACGGTCCTGGTGCCTCCGGCGATGGGTAGCTCCTTGTAGAACCTCTGAATGTTGGACAGCAGCGAGGCGCTGTAGTCCACCGTGAACGGATCAGACCGGTCGTCGTAGGCGAACACCACGGCGTTCTCCGCACGCAGCGCCAGGGCCAGGCCGAAGGCCACTGCGTTGTCGTACCGGCTCACGGTTGAGTTGCCCGAAAGGAGGTCACTCATCGATCCGGAACGGTCGATCATCACCAGGGTGTCACCGGACAGCTCCGGCACCGAGCGCAGGGAGATGTCCAGGGCCTTGGACAGTGCTGGCTCCCACAGCTTGCGGTACTTGGGCTGTACGGCCTCCGACACAGTCCGGAGTCCGTAGTACCCGGCGGGCTGCGGAGCGACGGCGCGGTACGCGGACAGGAACCGCAGCGGGAGCTGCCTGGACGACAGCACCGCCTCCTCATCAGCGATCTTCTCGGCCACGAACTTGGCGTAGGAGTCCGAGATTCCGGCCTTTGCGAAGTTGCGGAGGTTGCGGATCAGCGCCATGTACCCCATGTTCGGGATCACGGACTCCCAGAAGGTCGCGGTCAACTCACCACCGAACCAGGATGCCAGGGACTCCCAGGTGTGTCCGGCGAGCCGGGCGGCATCCGGGTGATCCTTCAGGAACGCCTCACGTTCCTCCCGAGGGATGTCCGCCATGACCTGGCGGTCGACCAGCGTCGTTAATCCCTGGTATCTGGATAGGTCGACGTTGTCGTATCGGCGATCCTGCGCGTAGGCGAAAACCGCTGCCTTGTAGGGGCTGTCGGTAGTGTCGACCTGAGACAGGGAGATGACGTCGCCGAAACGGATTGCGGCGCCCTGAGAGTCGTACTTCAGGACCGACTTCTCGTTGTACAGGGCCTTCGCGGCATCACCCAGGGCGCGCTTGAACCACTTGGGCAACGGCTTGCCGTAGTTGGCCAGCCAATAGCCCAGGGCCTCGCTCGGCTCGTCGGCGCGCTGCAGCACGGAGCGTAGCACGGCACGAGGGGTGAGGCTGTCGAACGGAGCACGCCCGCTGACCGTCCGGCCATACTCGATGGCGCCGGTGATCGCGGCGGTGCGGATGTTCCCGCTGGTGCGCAGCCAGGAGAGGAAGTTGGCCACCCACTCCGGGTCGGCCTTTGCCACGGAGCGAATCAACTCGACGTAGCGGCTGTCGCGAGCCTCGGCGGACTCGTAATAGGTATCCTGGCCGGTGAAGTTGGTGACCCCCAGGAGGAACAGGGCGGACTTCTCGGCGTACGCGAATCCCTTGCCGCCGTTGCCGGTCGGCACGTCGGACTTCGGGGACGCGGTCAGCACCGAGGTGTTGCCACTCGGCGCGGTGCGCACGTTCTTGGTGAAGCGAGCCACGATGTTCCTCCACTGGGTTGGGTTCCGATATAAGGGTGGGATCGGTTGGGTTTCCATTATGAGTGAAGTAACCGAACCCAGCACACCGGAACCGATGTCACGAGTAGTGTAGCACAATCTTTTTGCATGGCGGACAGATATAGAGGCGGCCTTGGTCTTTCGTCAGCCCGCTCTACCACTTGAGCTACCAGCCCCGAAATGGAACTGGACGGGATTCGAACCCGCAACCTAGCTGGTTCATAGAAGTATCCATGACCTGCGCACCTGTCCTACCAGGTAGCTGAGCAGATATAAGTCGCACGAGGAAATGTTAGCGCTCTGCCATTGAGCTACCGCCCCATTGGAGCGGCCGGGACTCGAACCCGGATCTCTCTGTTCATAATCAGAAGTAACCTCGAACTACGCACCTGCTCTGGTGAGGATGGAGGGATTCGAACCCCCTAAGCCAATGGCGGCGCGGTTACGGCGCGCTACGACCACTCCATCGTCGTCGCATCCTCAGATTCACCGCTTGACCTGCCATACCGTTGCGCAATACGAAGGCAGTATCTTCATGTCTCCTCAAACCAGTCGGGGACGACACTTCTGGCCCTGCCCTGGCTGACATTGACTGGCTAGTTATCGCAGGCCGCAGGCGGTGAAGGCCATAGCACGGGTGACAAGATTCGAACTCGCAACCAACGACTTTGGAGATCGCTGCTCTCCCAATTGAGCTACACCCGTATATGTTCTCTGTTGAGTTGTCTTGTGACAGCCTACGCTATCTCTTACCTGTCCGCAACCAGCTTTTCGAGCTGGCTCGGGTCGGTGGCCTTCGAGTGATTGTCTCCCCGGTACCGGACGAACACCCAGGTGTTGTTGACCGAGGTGATGACCCCGTCCTCCCTGGAGCCGTTGCCGTTCTTGTACACAACTCCGGCGCCCAGGAGGCTCTTGGCCTCTTCGATCGTCATAGCTCCTCCATGCGATCTTCCTAGCGATTCGTACGGGATTCGAACCCGTGTTCTCCACCGTGACAGGGTGGCGCTTTCGGCCAGCTAAGCTAACGAACCTTGGGGTGGCCGGACGGTAATGATCCGTCTTCCCCGCAGTCACAGTGCAGTGCATTACCTTTATGCTACGGCCACAGTACCGGTACCCTGAGTCGAACAGGGGCACGGAGGGTATGAGTCTCCTGCTCTCGCCACTGAGCTATACCGGCATATGTAGTTGTAATTTCCTGCGACTTAATTGCGCTGCCCCCGAAGGATTCGAACCTCCACCCAAGACATTCAGAATGTCCGACACTGCCGATTATGCTAGAGGGCACTGTTCAGCTATGTAGTGGCGGGGGCCAGATTCGAACTGACGACCTTCAGCTTATGAGGCTGACGAGCTACCGAGCTGCTCTACCCCGCATTGATCTGGAGCCTTCCTTTACAGGGCGCTCCAGCATACCCCGGCCGCAGTGCGGTGATCTTCCGCAGTAACGGACTTTGATCGATGGCTTCGTCCCCAGATGCCTTTTCGCTAAGTGGCACCATGATATGGGGATAACCCAACCATCGATCCTCTTTGGTGTGGATTCTACACAGTTCGAACCCTAACCAGTGGAGGATACCGGAATCGAACCGGTCTAGGGACCGTGCAAAGGTCCCGTGATTTCCCAGATCATCCCCCGGGGAACAGCTATTAAGTTAGGAACGTCACCACATGCCTACTAGGATAGCCAACATCAAAATGGATCTCAGCGGATCATCCTAAGCACTATTCAGTTGTCGAGCACCCCATGGCGGTTACGATCCGCCTCCGCCTGACTGAGAATCAGGAAGACTGCCATTATCCGAATGGGGCTTGTTGTGCCGGTCGAGCGGGCCTGGTAGGCGGCCAACCACCGGCACTAGGGTAGGAATCCGGACCCTATCCGGCCCTTCCCCCAGCCACTGCCGCCCCGGCTACCACCCCGGTTTAGCATTTCCATGGGAGCAGTTTATGTCGAAAGACGACAGTTCCATACTCCAGGGAACGTACACCCGGCAGGACTCGAACCTGCGATAAGCTGTGTGTAAAACAGCCGCCTTAGCCGCTAGACGACGGGTGCAAGATTTGATGAGCTACTAAGCCTGGCCGGGTACCCTCGGCAACTGTCGGCTGTTCGCTCACTGGATCGCTGAGCCTCACCGCTCCCATCCGGCTCTCCAGACCCTGGTGAGGGGCCTCGGAGCTAACGTCTCTGTGAAGTTAGGTGCCCTGTTAGCCGGGGCCAGGCCCGGGACCGTTGTTACCCATTGTCCCGGAGCAGGGGCGGAGATTATGTGTGACCCTCACCCTCTCCGCTAGGTGAGGCACGTCTTGGTGATGTCTGAGACTCTACACTAAAAGATACGGTGGCGCAAGTGGTTTTTGAGGAGGGGATGGCTGACCCGGACTATCTATCGCCGACCACCTTCGCCCGGACCCATTGCCGACGGCTCGGCCTTCCCCTTGGTGCGTCTTTGAAGTTGTCCCTATATCTTAGACTATGGACCCTGTCTTGTCCATACTATCTCTTCAGTGGTTGTCGTCCAGGCGGGCCTGCAGCTCCTCCGCCGTGATGTACCCCTTCCTGAGGGACGTTAGGCCCGACTTGACCCTCCATCGATACACGGCGAAGTCCACCGTGTCGACCGGCGTCACCACCAGTTCGGCATCGTTGAACTTGACCGACATGGTGTAGCCGGTCTCCTGGGTCTCCCGGAGCATCTCCTTGGCCAGGTCATTCACGTATCGGCCGAGCGCGACGTGGCCCGGAACGGTCTTGGTGATCCCGTTGGGCTTGACCGGCTCCTTGGCAGTGATCTCCACTCCGGCCTGGTGTGCGGCGAAGGCTCGGTTCCTCCGAACGGAGATGTCCTCATCGCCGACCTGCGGCCCAGGCATGATTCTGGCGCCGCAGGTGCAAAGGTCCGGCGTACTACCGAGCATGCCCAAGGCTGCCCGCTGGTGTTGTTCCAGCACGTCTCTGACGCTACTCATCTCACTCCTCCGTTCCGAAGATGTCGACGCCGTTCTCCATCATGATGATCTTGAGGATGAAGGACGCCTCTATGCCCATCATCTTCTCCACCAGGGACAGCTCCTCCTGGCAGAACCGCCAGTCGTGATTGCCGGGGGTGCGGGCGTGAGCCAGCTCGTGCAGCACGACCAGCTCGCGCATGGCCCAGCGGTCCAGCAGTGGGATGGCGATGGTGTTGGTGTCCCGTTCATAGTGGGACTTGGTCTGACCTCGGCGCTCGCGCACCTTCGGCGGATCCATGCCCAGGATCTTGCAGACCTGTGCCAGGTAGGCCTCGATGTTGGCTAGCTGGCCGAAGTTCCGCTCCATCGGAACGATGATCTTGGAGCCAGCTATCTCAATGATCGGGTAGTCGTACTGCCGCTTCAGGATCCGGCCGAACTCGTCCTCGGCGTCGTAGACGCGCTGCCGCTGGCCGTCGCGCACGCTCATTCGTTACCTTCCAGATAGGTAGCGATGAGCGCCGTATCGGCGGTGTGGTACTCCACACCCGCTTCCTCAGCAGCCTCGATCGCTGCCATGCGCTTCCTCGGGGTTGCCTTGTTCCAGTCATCCAACATCTGCCTGATGATCTCGCGGATCTCCTGAACGGTCATGATGGTGATTCTACCCTTCCAAAAGATAGATGTCCACCGGACTCGCGAAGGTCCCGCTCGCGGCATCCCCATCCCCGGCACAGCCACACATCGACCAAGCGCCCGATCAGGGTTTTGATCACGTAGTGCCGTTGCCACCGTCCGCAGTACGGACAGGTGGGGATCACTGCTCCTTCTTGGTGCCGGGCAAGCCGTCCTGGACATAGCCGCAGAACAGCATGCCGGACTCGTTGCGGTAGTAGAACATCCCCCGGGCTACGCGGGTGACCATGCAGATGTCGGGGCGGGCGGTCCCGGCCTTCGGGCTGCCGACGATCATGCTCTTGTGGGCGAACCGGTCGCCGCGCTTGATGTTGTTCACAGACCAGCACTTCCCATCACGATGAGTGCGACGATGATGATAGCGATCGTCAGCAGGAACAGCGACCCCACGACGGCGTTCTCCGCCGTGGTGTGCCGGGGCTGGGGAGGGTACTGCCAGCAGCAGTCGCACAGGATGCCGTCATCGGTCGTCCAGTACTGCTGACCCTCCGGGACCGGCCGGTGGCATGTGTCGCAGTCCACCGACCGGCCCAGGACAGCCGTGAGACGCCTGGCGGTCATACCAGGGCCTTCCGGGCACCGCCGAGGGCCGCCGAGCCCCCCAAACGCGCACGGCGGCCTGCCGAGTCACCAGCGCCGGTGGCGTGGGACGAATGCGAACCGGCCTGGCTGCCCTTCCAGGTGCCACGGGCCTTGCTGTGGGTCTTATAGAAGTCCTGGACCTCCAGCTCGGTGGCGCGGATCGCCAGGGCGGTCGAGGTGGACCCCTCAGCCACTCGACCCTCCAGATAGTCCTGCTCGTTCCGTAGCGCCTCGTCATCCAGCGCCTGCTGCTCGGCTTGCTTCTTGGCCTCCGTCAGGCGGGTCCCGATGCGGTTGGCGTAGGCCTCCTGGAAGTTGATCCGGGCGGTCCGGCCGGACACCGGGAAGTGGCCCCAGTCGCGGTAGGATCCCCAGGCTTCGTCGTGATACGTGCCGATGCGCAAGACCGTCTCGTTCTTGTACTCGCCCTTGCGGATGTAGGCGTCGGATGCCGCCACCATCTGCGGGAGCACGGAGGCGTAGATCGCCTCGGTCAGCTCGATGTCCTCGGCGAAACCGAAGGCGATCACGTAGGTGGAGTTGTGGGCGATGTTGAACTTGACGTTGTTCGCCCTGCCGATGGCCAGGAACAGGTCGCAGTAGGTGCCCAGGCCCTTCTTGCCAGCATCGCCGATGCTGATGGTGCGCTGGATCGGCGTCTGGCGCCGCTCTTTCTGGGCGGTGATCTGCCGGGCCTTCGCCAGGTCGATGGAGTAGGTGGTGGCCAGGCGCTGCGCGGCCTGCAGGTAGGCGTCGGCTTCGTGCTCGTTCTTGGTGCTCTCGGCCTTGCGCAGCAGGTTGCCAATCTTGACCAGGATGTCTGACATGGGGCTGTGACCCTCCATGGGACGTGCCGGTCGACTGGGTGCCACCGGCGGTACAGGGACAATCATACCACATGGAAAAGATAGTCTGGCAAGACTCGCTGATCAGGATGGGTTGTGCCCTATCTTTTTGGTGTGGTAGGATGGATGCTGTCAGGGTCACTGCCACCCCGGGAGACACCAGATGACCACCACCGTGACCGGCCAGCTCGTCTTCGAGATCGCCGCGTGCGACGGCCACTTCCGCTACAACGTTACCTTCCAGGGGCCGGACGCCTCGGCGCAGGCGATGACCTACATCGAGCGCCAGGAAAAGAAGCACCAGCGCTCGGACGGCCTGGGCCAGATCGTGTGGGACCTCGACTTCGACCGTTCCGACGAGTCGCTGGTCTCCGAGGAGCTGTCCTCCTTCCTGTGGCCGTCTTGCGAGCACGGGCTGAGCCTGCGGCTCTGCGCCGGTCCGGGCCACTACCCGATCTATCACCCCTACAACTGATCCCGCCCGTCCCGATTCCCCACCTGCACGAGGAGAAGAGTCATGAAGTTCGACCCGATTGCCCGAACCCTGACCCTGGAGTCCACCGACTGTCGGAACTGCTCCGGCGGCCGAGCCGGGGCAGGACGTCAGTTCGCCCGGAAGACCTGCCTGGACTGCGGCGGCTCCGGCAAGGGCAAGCGCGGCAAGCGTGGCGGCTGCAACAAGTGCATCGGCCAGGGCACGGTCATCGACTTCGACAACACGGTGCTCTGCCCGGTCTGCCAGGGCGACTTCCAGGACGCCTCGTTCGAGAACTGGTGCGATACCGCACCGTCGGCGGCCATGGCCACTCTGGAAGTCCAGGTCGTCCGGCAGAACCGGGAGACCACCTGGAACGAGCAGTTCCTCGGGGTCAACTGCTTCTGGTCCTGCACCGACTACGGCACCCAGTGGGACAAGGGCGAGGCGGGTGATCGCGAGCTGGCGGTGTCGGTGTACAACGAACTGTGCAACAGCCGTGTGCAGGCCGTCAAGCTGTGGCCGCGCAGCCAGTACGACTCGAAGGCCACCACCATGCCGATGCCGGAGCGGGCGTACGTGATCGTCAGCCGCAGCGGCTACTCGGTGCGTCCGGAGGTCCCGCGTGTGACCGGCGCGTTGCCCCGGAACACCTACGACGCGATCATCTCGGAGTGACCATGACTGCCACTGATTCGTTCGACCCGGACGCCATCTCCGACAACGAGTGGACTGAGCACCCGCTTGGCCTCATGCAGGACGGCAGCTCGGTAGGGGGTGACGTGCAGGCGTCCGACCCGTGGTCTCGCCGGTTCGCCCGGCGTGCGGAAGATGTGGTGGGGCGCTTCGAGGTCCTGACGTTCTACGGCTACTGGGCCATTGACGACATCAACGGCAACCCGAACGAACCGGACGAGCCGCGTGGCATCACGGTGCAGGTGGAGTACGTCGAATGCACCGACCCGAACGATCCCGGCATCACCGAGACGTATTCGAACTACCTCTACTGGGACCACCAGGAGGACGACATCACGACCGATCCACGCGAGCGCATCGAGCGCCTATCCCCGGATGACTTCTACTCGGCCATGGAGCAGGTGACGGTATGACCACCACGAAGCCCTACACCTACGAGGTGGGCCAACCGGTCTACGTCATCGACCAAAGCACGAAGATGGTGCTCCGGCTGGAGGTCACCGAGATCACGCCCGGCAACAACATCCGCGTGTTCCGTCCAGAATACAACCCCCGGGGCTACACCTTCGCCAACGACGATGTCGGGGCGAACGGAAAGGTCCGAGCCACCTCCCTGTCCTTCCTGGACGGCACCATGTTCCCCCGGGACCACCCGGAGACTCACCGGAGGTGGCTGGCCCAGGAGCTGCACCGGCTGGTGCGGGCCACCCAGACCGCCGTCATCGGGGTAGAGCAGCACCCGTCCGACGAGACTCTGAAGGACCTGGAGAATATCATCCGGGACCTGGATGAGACCGTCGCCAGCTACCGGGGCGCCCACAACAAAGCGAAAGGACACCGATGAAGACCGAAGAACTCGGGCCGCTGACGATGGATGACGTGATCGCCCTGTCGGCCCTGTGGGACCACATCGGCCAGGCCGTTCGGTGGCTGGACACCGACGACCGGGAGCGCTGCGGGGTGATCCGGGGCCTGCGGGCCGAGGAGGGCAGCGACGGCTACGTCCGGCAGGGCCAGGACGTCCGTACCACCTACATCCGCATCACCGACATCGACACCGGCTGGGAGCTGTGGCGGGAGACCATGTGGTTCGCCAAGCTACTCACCTCTGGCCAGGCCGCACTGCGGGATTGAGCCGGGAGTGACAACCTCATATGATTATCCCTGTGATCACACGGGAGAACCTGGCCGAGGCCCTGTGCATGCAGTTCTCCGACGAGCCGGGTCTGTTCTGGAACGGTCTGTCCGACCAGAGTCAGGAGGCCTGGCTCTCCACGGCAGATTCGATCCTGAACCGGCTGGAGGTGATGCAGAACGTGGACAGGGCCGGTGTGGGTCTGCTACCGGCGCGACTCCATCAGGGTCAGGAGTAGTTCTGGGTCGATCTGGTCCACGAACGCCGCCCAGTGCTCCTGGCAGAAGAAGGTCTTCTTCTTGCCGATCTTGATCATCATGAAGTCCTCGGTCTGCACGTCGCAGGCCGAGCAGGCGCGAACCTTAGAGGTACTGCTCATCAACCCACCTGTCGGTCTCGGTGATCACTGCGGACAGCATGCCGGGAGGGCAGATGGTTCCGGCGTACTCGGAGAAGTGCGGGGATCCGCCGTCCATGGTTCTGGTCTGGCGCCACAGGCAGGAGCCCCAGTTGGTTCCAGCGTCGTGGTGGAAGTGGTGCGTGATCAAGACATCGGAGTCGCCGATCGGAGTGCGTCCGGCGGCCTGCCGCATGAACCAGTTGCGGGCCTTGATCTCCGGGGAGGTCCCGGCGGTCTTGCCGAAGACGTGCCCGTGAGTGGTGCCCAGGATCCAGCCGTTGACGTTCATGGTCTTGGACAGGCTATCGGTGGCGATGTTGAAGCCGACGTGCGACAGGCGCGGATCCCGCTCGGCCGCCGCCGCAGCGTGCTCGAAGACTGCGCAGTCGTCGTTGTCGCTGAGGTTGACCCGCTCCTGCTCGATGCGGTGCTCGCCGTGGTTACCGCCGACCACCATGACGTCGACCTTGTCGAAGTGCGGCGCCAGCCGGTCCAGCCCCTCCAGGATCAGGTTGCGGCACAGGTTGATCTGACCGCGTCGGTCAAGGTCGATCTGGTAGGCCTGATTCTTGAAGACGGCACAGTTTTCGATCATGTCGCCGCCGCCGATGATGACGAGCTGACCCAGGCCCCGGCCGATGATCCGCAGCTCCTCCACCCTCGCGATGGCCGCGTTGAAGGATGCGTCCAGGCGCTCCACGATCTGCTGGGACCCCTCCCCCTCACGCAGCCACTTGCCGACCTGCCAGTCGTTCCAGGACAGCACGAAAGCCGCCGGGCCGTCGTACTTGGGCTGGATGCGAGTGCGGTCCTTGCGGAGTCTGAGGAGAGTGTCTACGCCGTCCTCGGGAGAGATCTGCACGGGGATCTGCTCGACGGCGAAGCGATAGCGCCACACCGGCCGGGTGACCGCCGGTGACTTGGTGCGCTTGCTGCTGTTGTCCTCCCCCGGGTGCCCCATGAACTCCGTGTTCCGGTGCCAGGCCGCAGGGTCGTACTTGGCCTCAACCAGGCGCAGGCGATAACCATCTGGGACCGGGATGCCCATCGAAGCCACCGCCTCGTCCCAATCCTTCTGGGCCTGCAGGTGCGGAAGTAGGTCGGTGGTGATCTCTGTCGGATATCCGTCGCCGCCGTACTTCACGCCAGGCTCGAAGCCCTTGGGGTGCGGATTCTTCCGAGCGCGCCGGGCGTCTTCGAGGTCCTTGGCCTCGGTCAGCTTCTCATACAAGCCCATGTCAGGGAACACCAGCCTTCTTGGAATGCGGGCTGGGTAGCAAAGAATCAGTAGGCACAGGCGCACCGGTGAGCGGCATGTTCCTTGACGTGCCAATACTCGATGTCGTAAAGGGGTGTGCCGTCCTTGTTCTTCTCGGACTTGATCAGGGCGGTGACATTGGTCAGGGACACGTCCCGAACCTGGAACACTGCCTCCAGAGCCTCTCGGTCCCTCTTCGGCATTTCCGCCATGATGCTGGCAATAGCGCAACCGGTCCGACGATTCTTCTTAACCGCCGGGTCCGCCAATTTGTCAGCCAAACTCATCCTGCTACCTCCAACTATTACGCCATCTCGGGCGCCAGTTACCACCACTGTAGCAGATAAGGATCTAAAAGATACTCTCCGTCACTTCCCGGAGGATTCGTGGGCCGCCCGGCGCCTCTGCATCTCCTGGGTGTAGGCCGCCTGGAAGACGATGAGCTGCCGCACCACCCAAGGCTGGGAGTCGTAGAAGGGCCGCCCGCCGCCGGTGAAGTTGTTGTACAGCAGCAGCAGAGCATTGGCCAACTGGTCAGGGTTGTAGACCTTGGTCCCACCGTCGTAGTCGATGACGGTGCCGCCAGCGGTGATGTGCTTGGCCAGGTTCTCCGCCAGCTCGATGATGTCCTTCTCGTACTGACGGGTGGCCGACTGGAGGATCTGGGTCCTCTCGATCGGGTTCTTCCAGTCCATGTCGCCCTCCTCCGTCGACCAAGATCAACTTCCGGCCAATACTCTTAGTAGTATTCTTGATGATACTCAGAGAGTATAAACTATCTTTTAAGAGTACTTATATAGATCAAATAGGAGCCCCCGAAGGGGGCTCTTAGGGGGGTAGAGACCTTCATTGCAACGGCCAGAGATGGTCTCTATTCCCGGGAACCCTTGGAATTCTCGAATTCACCCATTCGGCTCAGCCGAAGAGGATCTTCTCCAGCTCCTCATCCTCGGGCTCAGGTCTGCTAAGCGCCTCGGTGGATCCTTGGATCGAAGCTGCAATCTTCCGGCGTCGATTGTTGATGCCCCAGATCCTCTCCTCGACGGTGTCCTCGGTGTAGAACCCGAAACAGGTCAGTCCGTCGAGGTGGGAGTCGGCCCGGTCGATCCTGGAGTTCCTCTGGAGCAAAGTGTCGTAGCTGTAAGGGATCTCGTAGTTGATGACGTACCTGGCCTGCTGGAACGACAGACCATGAGATCCGGCGTCGGACGACAGGAACACGGTGATCGATGGGTCCTGGCGGAAGGTGTCCTGAGCCTGCTGGGCCTCGGCCGGGGACATTCCGCCGTGGTGAGTGACCACACTGATCTTCCGGCGTCTCAGCTCCTTCTCGATCAGGAACAACCCCAAGTTGGTCAGCTCGGTGAACACGATGACCTTTTCCCCGGCGTCGGCCATGTCCTCGATCAATTCCATCACCGCCGACATCTTGGCGGAGGTCTTCGAGGAGAGGTCCGGCCGGGCTTCGGTGATGATCTGAGCGATCTCCGACTCGGAGTGCTTCAGAGACTCGGCGGTGTTGCACAGGTACCTCAGTACCCGGTAGTACTGACCCCAGTTGTTCGGGTGATCCTTGCCCCCAACCTCGGTGATCAGGTCATACAGCTCCCGGTCCTCCTTGGACATCTTCACCGGCACCGGGATGAACTCCAGACCCTTGAAGAACTCCCGGACCCCGGGATCGGTCTTACGGACGACGTGTGTCAGGTGGTGGACCCGGTGCCGGACCTCGGCCAGCTTCTTGGTGGACCAGTGATAGGTGACCTGTGTGCCCCAGGGAGTCTGCACTAGGGTCTGGGAGTCGCTGTAGTCGTCCCTGAAGCTCGAAAGGGTCCCCAGTGGGTTCTTGCCCTTGGGGAGGTCGAAGAGGCGCCAGAATCGCTCGGGATCGCTGTTGATGACCGTCGCGGACATTGGCCACACCCAGGGGGTTTTGACCTCGCGTATGAGGCTCCTGATGCCCTTCCCGGCCCGGTTTGGAGAGCCGTCTGTGTACCGCAGGACCTTCTGCACCTCGTCCAGGATGAACAGCACCCGGCGACCCTTGATCAGCTCCTGCAGTTCGGCGTAGTCGTGGTCTGCCTTCTCGTAGTTCAGGACATAGACCTCGGCGTCGGCGGCCCGGTACTCGGCCTGTCGCTTTGTCTTGGTGCCGTCCACGACCTTGGCGGTCAGGGCGGTCTTCTCGTTCACCTCGCGGCACAGGTTGATCTTGTTCTTGGTGATGGTGAACATGAGGGCGACGTCGATCTGACCCCGGTTGAACAGCTCCTGCGCGCCCGCAGCGGCCTGCAGACCCTTGCCGCAGCCGGTGGCGTGGTTGAAGAAGAAGAATCTTCCAGGGGCGCTCAGGGCCTTGTTGAGGGCGTACTGCTGGAAGGGGAACAGGGACCCGGGCTTGCCGTCTCTAAAAGGTAGGGTAAGGTGTTCTACGTGAAGCGGCCTGGACCATTCGGCCGACTGCTCCAGGACAGCCTTGGCCGAGGGGAGAACATATACCAGATAACCGTCTGATTCGAGCTGGCGGACGAACTCGTCCCACATGCCGGTCTCCAGAAGTACGGAAAACTCCGACAGGTACTCGGGAACATACTTAGACAACAAGGTCGACGGGTCTAGCGACTGGATGAGCAGTTGCCCTGAATAGCAGATAGCCTCTTCCACCACAACAGACTCCGCGCCTAGCGGAACCTCAGCTACGTGCTGAACAAACAACATTAGTGAACCAATTCAATCTTTCGTTCGGAAACCCCGACTTCAAAAGTACCAGTTAGAATCTTTTCCTGCTCAGGAGAGGGTTGCGGTCTTCCATGCGGAGCCGTCCCATACCTTCAGTGCGTTCGTCGCACCGCTGGTGTCCAGCCATACCGGACTGACCGAGTGGTCGGGAGCTGAGTCTCCGATCGCTATCTTGGCGTACCCAGGTCCATCAGACACAATCGGAGTCGGAGGAGTTACGACATCTCCATCGGCATCGCGCAGACTTGAGCGACTGGCCTGTTGCTCACCCTGGAACAGTCCAGGGTAGGTGGAGGTGTCCACGGTGCCGCTGTAGGCGATGAATGTCATAGCTGTTACACTCCTTATTCAGGGTTGTTCGACAACCCTTAATCAGACCCTCTACTATTTAGGGTTCTTCAGTACAGGTATACGGGTGTTACGGTGATTCCGTAGACGTACTGATCGGTCCGGTACATGGTGATACGAAAGACCAGGCGGTTGTCGGCGGTCGGGAACACCAGGAACTTGTTCGGCTCATTGACGATGTCGACTGCCTGGAAGAAATGCCCCCCGTCATCATTGGAGATTTCGTAGCTGGTCATCGACCGCTGATCAAAGAGGCTTGAGACGTAGATAGTCTCCTCCTCGGTGCCGTCGAGGATCAGGTTTATCCTCCAGTTGTCGGCGGTGCCTGAGGCGTCGGCCGGGATCAGGTCGAAGAAGCTGCTCTTGTACGAGGTCCACACGCCCGGAGTCGGGTCGATGACGAACTCCTTCAGGATCGACCCTGAGATCGGCGTGGTGTCTTCGAGCTGGATCTTGATGATGTTACCGGTCTTCGCCGGACGCAGCAGATCCACGCAGATGCGGATCAAGCAGCGGCCTGTCTCGATCTGCGCCGAGCAGACACCGGCGGCGCCGACACCGGCTGCGCGAAACACCTTGGATGCGATTCTTCCACGGTAGGACAGATTCGAGTCCAGGTCGACACCGACGAGGGCGCTGCTGGCGCCCCAGTTGGCGACCGTGTCGGACCATACAGCCGTATCCGAGGACCAGAAGGCGGACCCGTCATTGTTAAGGCCCAGTGGGTTGATCGAGCTGTTGTTGTCCAGCAACCAGGACTCGAAGGCGCTGCCCTGGATAGACACTGCCACCTTGTTGAAGGTGCCGACGGAGTTGAACGTCTTGGTGGCAACGATTGTGGGGATCTGTCCCGTGATGAATCCCCACTGAATGCCGCGAGATACCGTGCCAGAGCCCGGTAGCTGCGTGGCAGTCCAAGATATCCCATCGCTGGAGGTGAAGACCTTCCTGCTCTCGTCGGCGTTACTGAAGGTGCACACCGTGGCCAGCTCCTCCAGTGCGGGAGACCAGGAGACGATGTTGGAAGACGACGGGAGTGTGTACCTGGTCGTCCAAGCCAGCGCATCTGAGGATGTGACGATGTCATTGGAGTTTATGGCACAGAACAGGTTGAGGCCTTCGAACCAACCAATGAAGCTGAAGGCTACCACACCGGTCAAGCCGGTCGGAGTGGACATGGTCCAGGACTGACCGTCTGCGGACAAAAGGATCTTGGAGGATGCGGACGTCACTAGAACGAACTTGTTGATGGAGGATGACCAGCAGGAGGCGTTGCTCAGGAAGCTGGATCCGGTCGTGGACTGTAGACCCCCGTCTACGGACCAGGTTTCCCCAAGGTCATCAGAGTAGGCAACAGCATTGCCCCATCCGGTGATCGACCCGGCGACGATGATGCGGTCCGTCGATCCCGTGGCCGTGGTGACGGACCAATCGGTCCCCAGACCTCCCAGCGGAAGGGTAATCGGATCCCAGGTCTGGCCGTCGCGGGACAGGACGATCTTCTTGCTCTGGATTCCGATGAACACGTCGAGGGTGTCGATGTGGACCATCCGGTTGAAGGTGATTCCGTCGTCATAGACGCTGTTCCAGTTCACGCCGTCCGTGCTGACTTCGATGCTACTGCCGTCGGTACCGGCAAAGATCTTGTTGGTGGGTGAATACCAGAAGCTGAACGGAACCGAGGTATCTGTCGGGTGGAAGGACCAGTTGGTATCGTCGGTGGATCCGTACGAACCGGAGCTGGATCCCTGCGCGACCACCACCCACTGCGGCACATCGGCGATGTATCCGCCACCGATGCCGGTACCCTCATCCGGATCTCCGGACCATCCATGGACGGGAGTGGTGGGCGTGCCCGGCATGACTCCTTGACTGTTGTCGGCGTCGATGACCGACTCATCGATCACCGGCAGGACGTACTTGTCGGAGTCGACTGGAACGGTGTAGTCGTCCTGGAAGATCTGGACCTCTCGCAGACCGGCGAAGTAGGCGATGGCGGCATCCCTTGTTGCTGTTGCCGTCTCATACCGGTGCACCGACACGTTGATGAATCGGGTGCGCTTGGTGTTCAGCTCGGAGGAGCTGACCGGCTTCTCGGTGCTGGTGGAGGTGTTGACGATCTGGTCCATGACCTCGGCGCCGATGCGCAGCTCGCCACCGGGCAGCGTCCACCAGCCCGGTGTGCGGGACCCGAGCACGCCGGACTCGCTGGCGTCGGATATCCTGGTCGGGTCCGTGCGGGACAGCAGGTCCTGGACGCTGTCGTTCTGGGTGGCCATCGGCAGAACGCTGTTCACCGGGCCGCTAGGAGAGTCGTAGAGCCGCACCAGGGCCGAGGACAGGTGAGTGGTGTTGTTGGCGCTGGCGGCCTGCAGGGAGCCGTTCAGGGCCGTTTCCTGGGCCATCGCCGAGGAGTCGTAGGATGACTGGTTGCGGATGTCGGAAACGATCTGCGATCCGGTGAACACCCGGGTCTTCGGGAGGAAGTCCCGAGGCGTGTTGCTGTTGATAGACCGGTTGATCGGCAATGTTCTGGGAAGACCTACGCCGGTTCCCCGATCGTTGGAGATCGCGGTGTTGTCTTGGACTCCGCTGAGCGACCCGGTGATCGCCGAGTCCGGGAACTTCAGGTATGGTACGGTCACGCCCTCCTCGTGGATGGGGTAGGGCTGTGCCACCAGGTGGGAGAACTCGAACTTTAGGTGCTTGGCGTAGATCGGGGCTGGGAGGTACAGGAACCCGCGCTCGGTGATCCAGTCCATCCAGATGGGGGTCCACATCTTCTCGGTGTAGAACTCTTCGCCGACACCGCCGTATCCGTCGACGCCGGAGGTGTACTCCCCCACGTAGACGGCGTTGTCCAGCGGGCTGCTGTACAGGCCGCCCTGCTTCTGCTGGTTCCCGGCCTGGGGCCGCAGGTATGCGTAGGGGTCGGTGATGAAGGACTGGATGGAGCTTTCCCGCTCGTTCGACGTTCCAATCTTGATGATGGCGGCGCGCAGAAGTCCAAGAGGCGCAGGGAAGGTCAGCTCGGCGTTCTTGGAGTACAGCTTCGCCAGGCCCTGGTAGTTGCCGCTCGGAGTGAAGGTCACGCTGGTGTCGGACACCACGCTGCCGGACACGGACACCACCAGCCGGGCGGTGAGGTCCCCTGCGGTCTCGGCCTGGGAGACGGCGCATACGATCTGCAGCCGGGTTCCTGGGATGTACGGTACGGAGCTGGAGGCTACTGCGGAGGATCCGGTGCCGCCGACGTCGAAGGAGAACACGCCGGTGGAGGTGTTGTAGGTCAGGACCGGTCCAGCCGGTGCGTCGTTCGCCGTAGTCTGCTGGAAAATAGTTGGGCTGCCGGTCAATCCGGCGGCCAGGTCCAGCTCCAGGCCGATCCATCCGATCTTCGGGGCTGGGAAGTTGGCGCTGCCGGATCCGGGAGTGGTCAATAGGGCTCCGGTGTGGATCTGGTAGCTGCCGGACTCCTGCAGGTCAATCCCCTTGGTACCCAGGAAGTTGGTGCTAACCAGGGCAGACTTGTTGCGCATCGGCTGAGGGTGCACGACACCGATATTGTCGTCGTTGGAGTAGTACACGTTCAGGGTGCAGCCGGTATAGGTCGGGTCGATCCAGATGCGGTCGATCCGGGAGGCTCTCCAGTCCGAGGCGGACGGGTCGGAAACGGTGACGTAGAAGTTCACCACGGCGTTCGGGGACGGCTGAGGTGCACTACGCCACATAGTGAACGAGTCGGAGTCCACAGCCAGATCGGCGCCCCACTGCTTGATCTGGCGGCGCACGACGTTGCCCAGGCTGTCGATCTCCAGACCGATTGGATACAGGGAGTCCTCGGCCGAGTGTACGGCGTTCTTGATCAGGATGTCGCGAATGCCCAGCGAGTACAGGTCGGACTTGTTGGAGGTCTCCCGGCGCTGCACCCGGAACTCCAAGCTGGTGACGGCCATCGTCAAAAGCTGACGGGAGATCGGCACCCAGGACTGGTCGCCGAGGGTGGATCCTACCGAGCCGGATACCTTACCGCTGAACTGCTTCTGGTTGACGTCCAGCAGCATGAACCGCACACCGGACGTGGTGGTGCCGTATACCTCGTAGTTCTGCGGGACGTTCAACAGGGAGAAGCTGATGCTGTTGACCGTTGCGGGACTGCGCATCTTGACGGTGATGATCTCCCAGGTGGGGTCGGTCGAGACACGCGGGTTGGACAGCCAGTAGCGGTCATTGTCACGCTTGTTGGTAAACTCAGACTGTTGCGCGGCAACCTGGGCCTGGGAGTATCGGCCATTGATGAGGATGTCAGACATTAGGCAGCACCGGCAGTTCTATCCTGGTGGAGATTCGGTTGAACCAAGGAGAGGACACGGAGGAGGGCTTAGCCGGAGGTGCTGCCGCAACGGCCATATCCGGGGTCCACACCTTTCTGATGGCCTCAGTGAACTTCAGCGGAAGGCGGTAAGCTACCTCGGTGGTCTCGCCGTTCGGTAGTTTAGCCACCTGGAAGGCCTCAGGGTAGTATCGACCCTGTGTGCTCTCCAGGATGTTCCGCTTGATGTCGTCTATGTATTCCTGCTGGCTCTGGAAGCCGAATGTGTATGGGCGCTGGGCCGGGATGGTAAGGGCCGGTGCTTGATCGGGGTGGATACCGTACTTACCACCAGGGTAGTTGTCCGGCGAGTCGGCCTTCTGGTACGGAATCCATGGAGTCCAGGCGGTGACGTCCCTGCTGGTGATCTTGTAATTGTCCTCGGCGAATACTCCACCGTGTGGATCCTCGGAGCTATAGGTGACGCTGTCGACGTTACCGGTATCCACCGTGAAGTACTGCGAGAACTCCTGGGAGGCGTTGAAGGCGGCCTGCGGCGCCCGCACCTCCTGTCCCTCCTGCACCCAGCGGTAGGACCCGTTGGGTTCCAGGGAGGCGTCGAGAGTGGAGTTGGCACCCCCGGTGACGTACGGCTCCAGAACGTAGTAGGTGGACGATGCCAGGGCATTGAGGGTGTCCTGCTTGAGGTTCGGAGTGACACCCGTACCAACCAGGGTAACTATGGAGTCCACCGGAGCCAGGCGGCGCAGTAGGGCGCGGAGCTGCGCCTGTTCCACCGTTGCCAGGTTCTTGTGAGCCCGGATGATGATCTCGTTTCGGGCTACGCCGCCGGTCTGGGACAGGGCCACTAGGGACGGGTAACTGATGTATCCGTCGGTGAACTTCCACATCTCGTAGATGTCGCAGTCCGCTGATATGGCAGACTTCACCAGGAGCCTCAGACCGTCCGGACTTCCGCCCAGAGCGATGGCCTTGAAGAACATCTTGATCCGGGCGCGGTACCAGGAGTCTTTGATCTGGATCTCGTCCCACTGGTCGCTGGTCAGGATATCGGTGGATGGGTTGTAGGAGTAGGACTCCGAGGCGAACCTGGTGAGCTGAGTCATCGTGCCGAAGATGTCGTCCAGGTCGGAGAAGTAGGTGGTGTCCAGGCTCTGCGACAGGCGGGCCAGGAGGAGCTGCTTCTTCAGTGTCCCCACGCCGCCGTCGCCGATCAGGGCGTCCATGAAGTTGTAGAGGTTGGAACCCTCTTCGTTTCGATAGACGGTAGGCGAGAACGACCGCATGCGCCACGACGTCGACTTGGTCGGGAGTAGCGGTGCTGTCGCCTGGTCTACAGGTGATGTCATGGGTCAGCTACCGAAGTTGTTGGTGGAGCGGCGGATGAACAGGCTGTTGATGTCTCCCGGAAGGTCTAGGACTGCGATGCTGTCATCATCCAATTGGAAGTCGCTGGTGTAGCTGGTCACCACGGACCCGTTCTTCAGCTCGGCCGCCGAGTACGGTGCTCCGTCGGTGGTCTTGGCGATCCTGCAGTTATCGACGCCGGTTGTGTTATGCACGATGGCGGTCAGGTCGGAAAGCTGCACCCAGGAGCCGAAGGGCAGATTGTTGATGTAGTTCTGTAGAGCCGTGACGATCTGGGCGTTGGTGTTCTGCACACTGGCGCCGGTGTCGTACATGACCACGAAGTAGAACCTCAAGCTCTTCTGAACTGCGCTGTGCACCAGGACATCCGTGGTGATCTGCTTGGTCTTGCGGAACAGCGAACCCAAGATGCTCGGGGTCTGGTTGTAGGTGTAAGTGGCGCTCAAGATGGTGTTGTCGGTCGGCGGGGTGGTCTTCCAGATGATCCCAGCAAGCTCACGCTCGGACCCCGCATCGGTGGTGGTGCCGTACACCCCGAAGTAGTCGGTACCCAGAACGTAGGTGGTGGACCCTCCGGTGATCTGGGCGGGCCAGGACGCGATCGGCACCGACCCCAGCCTCTGGAACTTGGATGTGGTGCTGATGGTGTCTCCGGTCGGCGATCCGAAGTTGGTATACAGGTAAGGACTTCCGACGGTGTTGTTAAGGGTCACCGCCGATGCCACCACTGCCTCGGTGACCGTTATCGGAGTCTGTCCATCCACGAATACGTCAACCTTGTTGAAGATCCCGGAGCCCGGGTCGTTCCGGGAGTTGGTGGAGCAGTACTCATAGAGCACATCCAGGAAGATCGAGGTGGCCGGGGAAATGATGATGCTGGCGCTGACATCGAGCTGCGGTGCGGTCACGGCGCCGGAACCGGTGACGTCATAATCATCGCCCTCGGTGAACCACTGCTCCTCGGCCGAGCCCTTGTTGGTGGCAACGAGGATCGAGTTGGGCCACACGTACTTGCAGTTCTTGGACGGGATGTCGATCGATCCTCCGGTGGACTCCACCTGGGTGACGTACTTGGAGGCCGGTCCGATCACATTGACCCGATTGACGCCGCTCACCTGGCGGGAGACGGATACGTAGAAGTCTTCGGTACCGGCGATGTTGCGCAGAAGAGTGGCCTTGAAACGTGCCCGCAGTTCCTCGTCGGACTCGTCGTCGGTGCCGCCAGTCATTGCTGAGGAGTTGGTGACGTTGGCGATCCCGATGCCTGCGGAGTACGTCGACACGGCACCCGACGATACGTTTCCGGCGGTGCCCACGGTGCTGCAGGAGACCGGGATGTCTGCGGTGCTCTGCCCGGCGCTGATAGTCACCGATACGGTGGACGAGAAGGAGATCGGGGCGCTGTTGTCGGCCGGATTGGTGGAGAACTGGGTGTTTACCGGGATCAGGATGGACGTCACGGCCGGAGTGGACAGGCTTACCGTCACGACACCGCTGGCGTAATGCCCCTGCAGGCGGCCGAATCCGAAGATACCGACGAAGTCCTCCAGGTCCTTGCCGGACTTGGAGTCGATGTTGAGCTGGGAGTCAACCAGATAGTTGTCGATCTGCACCTCGGCGATGGCCTCGGCCACTGCCTCCACGATCTTGCGTTCCGGCGTGCCGATCTCCATGGAGAGGCCCGGTGCGGTGACCGCCAACTTGGCCAGGATATCGTTGGTGACCTGGACGGGGGTACGGGATGCCATGTTAGACAGTTATCCTTCCTGATACCTGTCCCGGAGTACCCAGGGCGGTAACGAACCTGACGGTGACGTAGACGTTGTCGTACCCGGCCTGGCAGTCCACCGACGTCACGGAGTACAGGATCTCGTCCAGGGTGAACTTGTTGGGGTTCTTCTGCAGGGAGATGGTCTGGATCTGCTGATACAGGCTCAGAACTCGAAGGACCTCCACCTGGATCTCGTGTTGGGTGGCGATGTTGATCGATTGTCCGATAAAGCTGTCCAGCGCCGAGCCATAGTCCGGGTGGAATCGGTCGATGCCATACTGCTCTCGCAGCCACAGGCTCAGGTCTTGGGTTAGCTTCTCCACCCCTCGCACGACACCCATGGTGTTCGAGGAGAGGTCCAGGTCGCCGTTGACAAGCCGCAGCGAGAACGACATTCAGCCCCTCCTTATGGGAAAACCCGCCTACATCAATTCGGTGCCCTGGCTCAAGACGAGCGGATTACGCTGCTAGGTACTGCAGGGAGAAGGACAGGCTCATAGCCGCAGATGTCCATGTCCAGGGGAAGGTAGAGGATATGTAGTTGGCGCTGGTGGTGGACGATGAACTCAGGAAGTCGATCTCGTCCTCCGCAGCTATCCTGACCGTGCCCAGGTTCTCGTTCGTCCCCTGGATGGCGAAGTAGTAGCCCCGTGCGACCACGCTGGTGTCGTGCGCGGGTACCGGGAGGTTGCAAGTCCAGCGTCCGGAGCCTGAAGTAAATGATCCGGACGACTCCACTTTTCCCTCGGCCAGGACGAGATCACCGATCTTGATATATGAGCCATACGAGGTGATCCCGCCGATCGCGCTTAGGCTGGTGAGCTGTGGGATCCAATCCTTCTTGGAGTTGGAGATGTTGCCGAGCACCGAGACGTCCCCGACCACGGCCAGATCCTTGTTTATCACGGAGGTGCCTGGCTGCTCTGTCGTAGCCTTGGCATATCCGAGACTCTGGAGGTTTCCCATGCGCTCCAGCGTCCATGCGTTGGCGGCCCGGGTGATCACCCACTCCTCGCCGACGGCCGGAACGTGCCAGATCGGACCGACGGCCACGGTCAGGTCGATGATGTACTGATTGTCCCCGCCACGGGTGACACCGACTGCGGTTCCGGTGTCCGGGTTGATCTGCGTGATAACCACTCTCACCCGTGGAGACTCGAAGAACTGGGGATCCTTGTACGAGAGAGGCATCAGACCCTCCCCACTGGCAGGATGAGGGATTCGTTTCGATCCCCGACCGTGGACGGTGCGGAGATGGTGGCGGACGTGGTGAATCCGGTGTCGTATCCGAAGCTGTGCACGACCTCCTCCACGTAGACGGTCATCTGGTGGCTCTTGATCAGGATGCGCATCCCCGGGTATAGCTCTGGCATAAAGGTGAAGCTGACGTTGGTGCTGTACTGCTGCGCCCACTTCTGCATGAACATCATGAGCGCCTGACTCCGCTCCACGATGTGTGCGCCGACGTTGGGGAACTCCGCCTTTAGCGGCCTCATGCCGAATCGCTGGTAGATCTTGGCGGGATTGAAGTCCGGGTCGTTCTCGATGTCCACGCCGAGTGCGTACAGCATCTTGTTGCGCTGCCTGATGTTCACGATGCCCTCGGTGGTGTACCACTCGGTCAGGGTGATGTTGCCGCCGCCGGGACTGAAGGTGTTGGTGGCCCCCGCCACGAACACGTCGGTGGTCAGGTTGTCGTCGCTGGCATCCACCCGGAAGTCGAGCATCTCGATATCTTCCAGCACGAACGTGGCGGAGGTTCCATATAGCCCGAAATAGTCCGGGAAGAATGCGACGAAGCTCCCGTCGGGGCCGGACATGAAGTTCCGCATGGAGCCGCTGGAGATGGCCTGGATGGTCGACAGTAGCTGCTGGTCGTTGATCGGGGCGCGGTCTCCGATCAGTGTGTTCGCCGCCTGCTGCGCCACTCCATCCGCGCCGTTGAACAGGTATTGGAAAACACCGGACTGGAAGGCGTTCTGACCAAGGATGCTGTTGGTGGCCACCCCGTTGGCGCTGTAGGACCCTCCGCCCTCGTACTGGAAGTGCATGTAGTCCTTGGACGAAGGGTCTCCGCCCCAGTCGCCGCCCCATCCGAAACCGGCACTCTTGAATACTTGGATCCACTGGTCTGGGATGTCGTGCTGCCCGCTGGGACCCACCCCGGCATCGCCGAAACCGTTGGTGTCCCAGTTGATGTCGATGGCGATTCCGAAACTGTGCAGGGATAGTTCGGAGGTGCCGCTGCCGTTGTTCTTGGGGCGCCAGTCGAAGGTGCCGACCATGCGCACCTGGTACCCCAGGTTCAGCGCGGTGAGCTGCTTATCCACCGCCTCGAAGGCTCCGGCCACTTTTTTGTGCACCTGGATCTGGTGCCCCTGGAAGTTCACGGTGGTTAGGTTGGCCCGCACCTCCTCTTCGGTGTTTCCGTAGATGCTCTTCATCAGGTCGGTGGAGGGGTTGCTGCCGTAGTTGGGGATGGACAACATCTGGCTGTCTAGATACTGATCGTTCCCGGATGCGGTGCTGATGCCGAAACCGGCTGCCTGGCTGGGGTTGGAGATCACTCTGGATCCAGTGCTGGTGACGGTGGTGTTGCTGTTGCCGGAGATCACGACGTTAGTGTCGGGTCCGTTCACGGCGTTCTTGGCCGCCTGCATGTACTTCTGGTAGGCTCCGGTGTTGTACTGTGGGGATATCTTGAAGTCGGTGCCGTTGATCGTTAGCTGGTAGTACAGCTTCGCGCAGGCCAGTGGATCCAGGGCCGTCTTGACGGTGAGGGAGGGTGCGTCGAACTTGTCCAGTTGCCACAGTCCGTACTTGGTGACGCCGCCGATTTCTTTGACGGTCTTATAGAACCCCTGAGAGGTGGCGTAAGCGATGGCCGCTGCGGTGGCTGCACTTTCACCCACGAACCCGGCGGCCCGGCAGATGCTGACCAGGTCGGCGATGGTGTAGGATCCGGCACTGCCCCGACGCTCATTTGCTGGCGGCGTGACCTTGGTTCCCAGGTAGGACGGCGGTGCGGTGGACTGGCCGACCCCGGCGGCTCCAGTTTGGATGCCCAGGAGCTGCAGGAACCGGTTCAGTGACTCGATGTCGCTGTCGGCACCCTCGGCCTGCAGCGCCATGTTGAAGAACCCGGCCGGGATGTTGCCGATGTGGATCTGGTCGCGGCTCCAGCCGCCCACCTTAAACAGGACGTTGGCCATCATGGCGCCCAGGCCGGAGTCCGGCTGAGGATTTTTGGGGTCCTGACTCTTGGCCTGGTAAAGGTTCTGCCGCAGCAGTTCGGAGGACGCCGGTAGTCCGGGATCCCAGTAGGTGTTCATCAGTCGTTTGAGGGTGCAGGATGCCTTGATGGACACCGTGGTGGCGTAGAGACCGGCGGCCGGTACCGTGTCCAGGTACCCGGCGAAAACCTGCAGTGGCATGCTGATGCGCTTCATGAAGACCACGATGCGGTCCATCCGTCTCATGGCACCGATGTACTTGCGGTTGCGGTTATTCAACACACAGGAGAACTCCGAGACGCCGTTTACGACGCGGCGCAACTGCCCACTGACGATGTCGTCGGACAGATCCAGCACGCCGTTGTCAGTAGCCACGAAGACTTGGACCTCTGGCGCATACACCAGGGTCTTGGAGTAACGACTCATACGATCAGCATTCTCCTACCACCGCCGCCAGCCGGGGGCTTACTCTTCAGCGCACTATCGTACAGCCGGTCCACGTATCTCTGGTTGTACAGGTCGAACTCACTGGTGCCCAGAACGTCGTCCCAGTCCCCGGTGAAGGTGGAATGGGTGAATAGGCTGCTGATGTTAATATTGTCCTTGATCAGGGTGAGGACAACCGGAAGGTTGGGGGCCACCTCGAACCTGCGAACACCGGCGCCGAGAGTGGAGACGTATCCGATATAGTCGATTCCCAGATCCGGTATGGCGATCTGCACGGTGCCCTTGTTGGGCTCGGTGTATGCCGACTCCTGACTCTTGGACAACAAGTCCACCAGGATCTCGAACTCTTCGACGCTGCGGCACTGGATGGAGAACTGAAAGTCGTTCTCCCGAACCTGGATCGGGTAGTGGTGCTCCCTGGATCGAACGGTGGACTGGTTCATGGTTGCGCTGTATCCGCGACTGTAGCTGACTATCACGACCTCGCGGCGGTACAGGTTGTCGGACGTGGAGATCGTCAGGATGGCCGCACTCATATCGAGATCTCTCTCAGTAGATCGGTAATGTGCGGCTTGGTGAAGTAGTCCACCTGCTGCTCGGCGGGGATGAAGATTCCGTGGTCGGGATCCCAACCGAACCCGTTCATATCCTTGATCAGGGTGAACTGGGCGTCGTCACTCGGCTCGGAGACCTTGGTGTTACTACGAAAGCCCATTGTTACACTTCCTTATCCTGGTACTGTCCCACCAGTTAGCTTGCTTACGATCTCCTGTGCCCATGACAGGTTGCTGCGGTAGTTGGAGCCGTCGGAGAACTCCGACTGCTGAACCTTCTGGGCGGCGACCCACGGCTCCATGGATTGCCAGCCGTCGATCTTCACCAGGGCGTCGTAGAACAGACCGGCGGCACCGGCCGGGTCCATGATGACCTCCACAGGTCCCCAGTACTGCGGCATCTGCTGGAACAGGCCACGGGAGGAAGGACCCATGGTGTCGCCGTGGTTGACGTTGTTCAGTGTGGACTCAGTGATGGCGGTCATGACGCCGATCACCGCACCTTGGATACCCAGCCCCCTGGTGAATGCCACGTTAATGATCGTCTTGGCATTGCTTAGCTGCTCCGCAGACAGGTTCAGACCGGATCCGTCGCCCAGGGCGATCTTCTGCATGAAGTTCGGCAGGTAGTTGGTCGGGTTGAGAGCCGGGTTGGTGGTGATCTGCTGCATCTGTTGGGCTGCCTTGATGTTGGCTGCGGCCATCGGGTCGTTGTATACATTCTTGTCGTACCCGATTCCGTCTGCAAGCTTCGAAAGCTCCTTGCGCATGGAGGTTTTCGTGAGGGTGCCGCCCAAGTCCTCCTGTATGGCAAAGGTCATCTGGATCGGAAAGTCTACGTTGGTCAGGGAGTCCTGCATGGTGATGTTCTTGGCCCACACCTGCAGGTTGTACTTCTTCTGGGGATAGGAGAAGGTGGCGAGCTGCTGCTGGTCACGCTGCCACAGGTACATCTCTCGGAAGAACCCCATGACGCGCTTGGCTTCCTCCAGACCACCAGCTCCGGTGACGATATCGACCGACAGGTCGCCCAAGGATACGCCCAGGAGCTGGATTACCTTGCCACCGTAGGTGTTGTCGGTATGCGTGCGTAGAGAATATGACCAGGTGACGTTATACGGATCCACCCGGAACACGAACTTACGGTGTGCCGATATCGATGCTAGGCCCATTACCTCGGCCTATTTCCCGGGGATGGAGTGTTTCTCTGGGATCCGTTGTACCCGTAGTTCGAGTTGAGCGAGTTGGGATCGGTAGGAACCTTTCCTGGTCCGGGAATCTGTTGGATGATCTTCTTGGCCTCCGGAGTAAGATCCACCGTCACCTTCACACCCGTGTCGGGCGGAGTGTTGCTGTCCCCGTAGGTGATGGATCCGGTCTTTGGAACCATTCCGCTCGGCACCTTTCCGAGCCTGTTTTCCGGCCCCACTTGGCCGTAGCCTCCATCCGGAGAGTCGAACACCTCAGGTCCGAGAAGGTCGCTCCTGATATGGCTCTTGCCGTCCAGTACCTGGCTGGCGGCACGGACTCCGATCGGGTTGGTGATCGACTCGTTTGTCGGCACCGCCCATCCCATGTCGGTGTCGGTTGCCACCAGCTTGAGAGATCCGTTCATGATGCCGATGATCTGCTGGTCGTTATAGGGGTTGATCTGGTAGATCTTGTCGTCCGCCGGGTAGTAGACACCCATCTTCTTGACGTCCACGCCAAGCTTTGATGCCACCGCCTCAACCTGCTTCTTGAAAAGATCCGTGTCCGCATCGGACATCGGCTTGTACCCGCCGAAGACATCCTTGTAGTATGCGCTGGCGTCTTGCCCCTTGTGCTTGGGGTCAGCGATCCACTGGGCGAAAGTCGGTGTCTTAGAGGTGATCGGGGTACCGTGCACGGTTACCTGGGTACCCATCTGGGTGTTTTCCTTCGTCTCCTTGAGGAGCTGGGTCCAACCCTTGCTGATCAGAAGGTCGTACAAGGCGTTGGTCTCGGACTCGTTTGCCTTGGCTCCCAACCCCTCCAGCTCGTAGAAGAACTGCTTCTTGGCGGTCTCGGGATCGTCCGGGTAGGCGTTGAACCAGCGCATAGCGATAATGGCCAGGGTTCGCAGAACACCCTCCGTAACGCCGAACTTCCCCTCTTCAGCCAACTTCTGGAGTACCATGTCCGGCCGGACACCTGGGGATACCTGGCTACCCATGTATCCTACGAAGCTCTGGTTGCTGATAAGTCCAGCCACGATCTTGGTTCCGGCATTTACGCCCCCATCGACAGCCTTGCCGAGGGGTCCAGCCTCTCCACCGGCCTGCGGGGAACTGAAGATGTTCGCCAGAGCCGATGAGTTGGCCATGGACTTGTCTCCCGATATCCCAAGGTCCGTCAGGATGGAATTGTATGTGGCTGCGGAATTTATTGCCCCGTCGATCGTTCCGGTCTTGGCTGCGTTGGAGTTCTTAAGCTCCGACAGAGCCAACCCCAGAGACTCTACGGACTGCTTCCCCAGGTTGACGTTGCTCTGCAGGAACTGGACGGATTCAGATACCGACATATTCATCTGAATGAGGTTATCCTTGATGAAGTCCACGGCAGAGGAATAGGCCTTGGATCCCTGCGGGCCACCACCCCTCAGGGCGCCCATGATAATGTCTCGGGACTGCTCGGTGGATAGCAGGGGGTTGAGGGACATCAGCATGACGTCCTTCTCGACCCCCAGGCCGCCACCCAGCGTGTGTCCGTACAGGTCCTCGTTGCGATACCCAGTGATCTTCTCTCCGACGTTCTGGAACATGTTGAAGCCCATAGCGAGGCCTCCGGCCACGAGCCCGCCCTTGGCCAGCATCCCCAGACCGGGGATGGTACCGAGAGACTTAAGGAGGCTACCAACCAGGGAGGCACGGCCGGATACCGGGGTGTCATCTGACCCGATGGCCCCCATGAGGTTCTGGAAGATCGAATTGGCGGTGTTGAGGTTGTGTTCTCCGCCCCTAATGGACTCGGCGGGGCTTACCGTTCTCTTTCTCGTGGCGCTACTGGACTCTTCCCCATCTTCTCCCTCGGCCATGTCTTCAGGGTGCGCATGCTTACCGAAGGTCCGCTTGCCGCTCTGGCGGTCTCTAACGGCCTGCTGACGATTGACCTCCTGCTCGCGGCGCTCGCCGGGGTTCAGGTGGAACAGCGGCTCGGCCGGGACGCCGGTAGCACCGCCCATGGTGAAGGTGGCATACGAGAGCCCCGGGCCAACAGGGTAGATGTTGGACCCCGGGACGCCACCGAAGGACTGGATGTAGTTGTAGGTGGCCGAGTCCCGGCTCTGCTGCTGAGCCTCCGAGGTTTCCGTCATCTGCTGTTGCTGCACCTGCTGGGGGACGGAGCGGACGTCGTTGTAGCGGTCGGCGGCGCCGTAGCCCATCCCCATTTGACCGTAGTACTGTGTGGTAGGGCCGAACGGACCAGACATCTGGGCGGTGGCCATGCCGTATCCGCCGGAAGACGCCCGGAGCTGTTCCATGGCCGATGCAGAGTCGCGGATGAGCTGCAGGGTCTCACGCTGGATGTCGTTGACCTGGCGCTGGATCTCGGGGAAGGACTTGAGGTAGGTCATATACTCGCCACCGAACCTGGCTGCCGCCTCCAGGTTGGCCTGGATGTCACCGGTGTACCGAGAAACCTCCTTGAGGATGTCGACGGACCCGGTGGGGATGTCCAGCTTGAGGTTGGCGGTGACGGACTGGCTGTCGTACGATAGGTTGGGCGCTCCTCCCCCAATGGGGTTCGTCATATCCAGTCACCCGCCTCATCATCCATAGCGCTAGCCGTTTTCGGCGTCTCTATCTGTTGTAGGTAGGCCTCGATCTTTTCGATATTGTCTGGCTCGTAACCCTCTTCGCCAGATCCGTCACCCCAGTCGGGCTTTTCGGCGTCCTCGATGGCTTTCAGGACCTCGGGCTTATGTATGAAGAGCTGCTCCCGGAAGCGGCGATCGTCCAACTGTATCGCATCCTTCCGGTCCTCGTTCATCGCGTACGCCAGCGCGAACCTCTGGATCGGGGAAAGGTCCCGGCCCTTCAATAGTCCCTGCTCCCGGGCCAGCCTGACGACCCACAACTCAGATGCCGTCAGGCGGAGATTTTTCCCAACTTCATCAGGACCGGGGCGATCTTCTTCTCCAGGTTCATGATGCCGTTGTAGATCTCATCAATAACCGGAGGGAAGTATTCCTTCATCTTCTCGAACTTCGGCTTGACTTTGGTCGAGGAGTCCAACTCGCTCAGGGCGAGCGGGGTGATGAGGGGCTGGCCGTCGATGGAACGTACGGCTGCCGCCGCTACCAGGGTGCGATAGGCCCTCTGGAACGCCGCAGTGCCGTCATACTCCTTGAGCAGCAGACCGACCTGAAGGTCCTCATCGACGGAGATGGTGGAAATGACGATGTCGTGGCCGAACACCTTGATGGTGTCGGTGAGACGTCCTACGTGGACCAGGATCTTGAACATTTCCGACTCCTCGGGAGTCAGCTCGTACTCTTCTTCCTGGACTTCTTCGACCGAGCTAGGGGCTTCAGTCATGGTTTGGTACAGCTCCTTATTGTGATGTGCTGAACGGGGTGTAGTCTCCCACCTGGAGCGGGAACAGGAACAGCGTGAGATCTCTGTAGTAGGAATCGAATTCGTGACCCTGCGGGCACGTTAGGACGCTCGGAGTGGTGGTATCCAGCAGCTCGGGCAGATCGTCCCTATCCAGGCCGAAGTCCTCGTGGCAGATGGGGCAGTTCAGGGCGTCCTTAGGCCCCACCTGATACTCCAGGATGGTGTCATTCTCCTGGGCGCCGAGCACCTTCTCCAGGTGCACCATAGCCTCATGGATGGCTTGTGCGGCCCGCCTGGGTCCGAACTGCTCTCTGAAAGAGGTTTCGCCGCAAGCGCATGCGGCCTTGGACCAGTTGCCGACCGCCAGGATCTCCGGGCGGTGAATCATTGACGTCAGACCGTCGTCGCGTGGGTGTACATGATCGTCAGACCTTTGGGCAGGACCATGGTGGCGATGTTGATCTGCTCGCCGTCATCCACGTCCACGATCATGCAGCCGTGATAGACCTTGGTGCGCGGGGCGCCGGTCGGGGTCTTGATGATCTTGCGGCAGGTGATGGATCCGAGGCCGAGCTGGGTCTTCAGCACGTCCAGCAGGCTGGTGGCGTTGCCGAAGCCCGGGAGCTGCTGCCACACCGAGACATTCCAGGTCTCATAGAAGGTCAGGCGCAGAGTTCCGGCGCCCACGGCGCGGGCGGTGACGATCTCCGACGGCACCTCGTCGGTGATGGACTGTACCGGCACGGCCTGGGCCACCGGCGTAGGTGCGGTATCTTGGATCGTCTGCAGGTAGGCGAGAGACTTGGACCCGAATGAGAAAACGGTAAGTCCAGACCCACCAATACGTACCTTGGATTCGGGCATGGTTCAAAGCCTCCTAGATGCTTCAGATGGTGGTGGTCGTGTCGCCACTGGTGACGTCGAGGGTGAACTGCACGACGATGTAGTTCAGAGGCAGGCTTGCCTTCCAAGCGAAGCTGATCTGTACCACGTCCAGATTGGTCGAGGACTGACGAACGGTCAGGCCCTGGTACGAGGCGATGGACTGGTCCGCGATCAGGCTCTGCAGGGCAGACTCGGCCGATGCCTTGACGTTAGCCATGGTCGTGTCGGTGATGATGGAGCCGATGATGCCGTCGGTGTCGAAGAAGCTGCGCAGACGGAAGGACATGGCGTCCTGCTGCGACAGGATCGACCACTCGCGGGTCACGATCGAGGATGGGTCCGTGGTGACGCCGTGACGCACCCGCAGGGAGCCGGTGTTGTTCAGGCTGTCGATCACCAGCAGACCGCCCTGGGTCTCACGACTCTTCTGCGCGTCCGCCGCGTTGGGTACGCTGGCGAAGCCCAGCACCTGCTTGCGGGTCAGCGGGGTGGCCGGGGACAGCGACACCGCGACACCCGCCAGGGCTGCTGCCAGGTACTGGCCGCCCAGCACCACCGTCTTGTTCAGGCTGGTGTTGTAGTAGTTCACCACGGCCGGGGACACCAGCGCGACACGGCTGGACTCGATGGCCTGTGCGTAGGAGATCAGGGTGGAGGAGTCGATGGCGGTGCTCGATCCGTCCACGCCCAGGATCGCCTTGCGCTCGGCACGGGCGGACGACTGGCTCACCACATGGTCGCGAACGGCGGTGTGCAGTCCACTGCTGCCGTTGGCGCACACCACGACCGAGATGTCGAGGATACCCTCGAAAGTGGCCAGGGCGTCACGGTAGTCGGAGACCTGAGGGGAGTTCGGGTTCTTGACGGCTGCTGCCACGATGGTGCGGGCGCCGTTCAGGAAGGCGAAGGAGCACGCCAGGGTCAGCTCGGAGGCCACCGTTCCGTCGGTGTTGAGCGCCGGTCCGAACAGGGACTCTGCGTCCTGGAAGTCGTAGATGCGGTGCGGCAGGTAGTAGTTCTCGTCGGTGTAGTGGAACGAGACCTGCACCTGGGCACCGGCCGCCAGCAGACCGCCCAGAACACGGACGATCTGGTAGCTGGAGTCGAAGCCTCCGCTGACGCCGGACGGGCCGGTGGTCGACACCACGGCGTAGTCGCCGTTCGGTGGGGAGGTGGTGCTCTGCTGGGTGTACACCGTGCCGGTGGTCGCATCGGTCACGACGATGCTGTCCAGGATCAGGCCGTGACGGCGCAGGACGGCGGAAGCCACCGGGTTGCCGCCATCGTCATCGGGGATGGTGATGGTCTGCAGGTCGGTCTGGTAGCCCCTACCGACACCGAAGATTCCGACGGCGCTGGGTGTGGCCGACTGAACGCTGATCTGCGGGCCTGGCGTTGCCGAGGTGTATACGCCGGGCGGGTTGTAGCGCGAGAGATCGGGTGCTGTCATTTGATCGGTCTCACCTTTCGGACGTGCGAAATCATGTTGGTCCTCACTTTTTATGCCGTCGTCGCCGTTCGGTTTGCTATTTCCTTAGAGGTCGACGTGGAGATCAGGATCGAGGACCGAAGGATCCTGGCCGACCCACCCGTCCGCCACCAGTTCCACACCAGCAACGTTGGAGGTGGTCTGCGAGAAGGTGGACTGGACCTGACCGACCACGCGGATCGAATAGACGTCCTGGTAGACGAGAGCTTCTGGGTCCCAGGGGGATCCGACGTTGGTGGTTTGGCCGCCCGGAATGAACTGGTCCCGGTCCACGGACATGTTGATGGTGCTGTCGTGCAGGATCTCATCGAACTTCTGGGCCGCCGGGTGGAAGTTGCTGAATGCGAACATGTTTAGGAGCTGGCTGGAGTAGGCGTCCCGCTCGAACGACGTCATGGACATAAGGGTCATCCGGCTGGCGCCCTCGAAGTACCATTCCCCGCTCATGTTTCCTTCCTCGTTGACCAGGAAGTGCCCGATGCCTGCGGCCTGGAACTTGGTGAAGGAGAACTCCACCCATAGATGCGGGTAGGAGGCCAGCTCCATCGGATATTCCATGGACACCTGCAGACTGCCGAGCTTCCGGTCCGGGTACTGCGGGTCCTGGATGGTCCCTCTGAGGGCTCGAATGATCGTGGTCTTGAACTGGATGATTAGATCGCTGTCGACCGCCGCTTGCGGAAGGTTGGGGTCGATGGACACCATCAGGGATTCACCTCGCTGTCATATCCGAGAAGACTGGCCATCAGCGACTGCAGGGCCGGTTTGGTCTCCCGCACGGCGTCGTTGATCGCATTTCCCATGAAGTTGGTGGGCTGAATGCCGGGGTGGCGCCACTTCTGGTCCCGCCACTTCTTGACGCCGCCGGGAAGGGTGACCCATCCGGGCAGGCCGACTCCCACCACCTTGACGAAGTGTAGTCCGGAGGCGTCCTTGATCGGGACAGTCTTGCCCTCCAGGGACCGCATCAGGAACGGCCAGGTTCCCTGATCCTGGTACATCAGGTACTTCAGCTCGGTGTGGATCCCCACCTTGCCGTTGTCGAAGATGGGGCTGAGTGCGTATCCGGAACTCCACCTGCGGTAGGACATGTACTCGCGGGCACGGCGAACCGCAGACTCCGCCACGATCTTGGTGTAGGATTCCGGCATATCGACAATCATCTGACCTCGCCGTCCGCCCGGGGGAACTGGACCTGGGCCATGATGTTGAATCGGTAGATGAAGTGGTTGGGTGGCAACAAGTTCGCACTCACGAGCTGCGCCACTTGCAGCATGTCGGCGTTGCCGTACATGTTCCCGCTTCGGATGGAGAAGTTCTGCGAGTCCTGCACCAGGTACCGCTCGGCGAAGGTCAGCGGGGAGTTCTTGCCGATGTCCCAACTGGAGACTCGCACCAGGTAGTCGTTCTCGTACAGGGCTGGCCATGGCTCGGTCTGTACCGAGCTGGTGCCCTTCAGGTACACACCGGCCTTGGCGATGTGCTCGGGATCGTTACGGACGTCGTTGAAGATGGCCCAGATTCTCCAGGCCGCCTTGACCCCACCGGAGAAGGTGGTGCCGAAGCAGGACGGACACTCATACTGCTGACTGTTCTCGTAGACGTCATTGAAACACACGCAGCGGGGAGCGGTTTCGTCGTCCACGCCGACTCGGTACATGTTCAGGGCGATGATCTCCTCGCCGATCATGCGTGCGGCATCCGCCACCTTGGCGTAGGCGGTGTTGACGGCGTATGGCTCTGGTACCTTCAGCAACGGCATCAGAAGGTCCGTCCGTAGCTGACCACGTAGGAGATCGGGTACCCGAACCGGGCGGCGCGGGTCTGTGCCGCGTAGGCGCCGGAGCGCCAGAAGCCACCGGCGGAGCCGAAGATGCCACCGGCCACCAGCAGGGATCCCCCGCCCAAGCCCAGCAGGGACCGCTTGAAGGACCGGACGGCCTTGTCGTAGTCGTCCTTCTCGTCGGCCAGGATCTGCCGCCAGCGGTCGGCGTAGTTGCTCCGGTCCAGGTAGGCCACACCAGGTCCGCCGGACATGGTGGGCTGCTCGGTGTAGGAGCGGATCAGGTGCCGGATCACCTCAAGGTAGGTGCCGATGATCAGCACTGAATAGTGCTTCTCCGGGAACTGCTTTCCGTTGCCGATGACCGAGTAGTTGGTGTACGGCTGGCTGGTGATGTTGATCCGATTGCAGGCCAGCTCCAAGCAGCGGGCGATCGTCTCGGTGCCGAAGTGGGTCTGGAACTCTTCCTTCAGGTGAGGACCGCCGTCGACGGAGTCGTACAGGTCGGCGAACATGTACCCGACCGTCCGGACGATGCCGCGCTCGCCGTCGCTGAGGAGGTCGAAGGTCGGCATGGGGTCGAGAACCTGGTAGTAGTCCCAGAACTCGTAATCCTCGGCCTGCACCCGGTACACCCACTTGATGGACAGCAGGCAAAGATCCTGAGTGACGGGAGACCCGAGGCGGAACTCGTAGACTCCGGTGTCGGGGTTGGCGATCTCGAAGGGGCCGGTGACCTGGTCCCCCAGCGAGTCGGCGCCCGGGGCGAAATCGGTGCGCTTGTACACCTCTACGCTCATGCTTCCGGCGTCGACGTTCGCCGGTTGGCCGTTGACGTTGACCTGCAGTCCGATCGAGGCCGTGCTGAACCGTGATATCTCCTGGCGGATGGTGGCCACCTGGCCCAAGATCTTCGGTCGGAACACCTTGATACCCTCAGGGTTCGGTGACGGCGCAGTGTTGCTGCTCTCGTAGTCAGACATGTATCAGCCCGTTCTTAGGAAACGATCGGCGCATCGGGGTGTCCCGCCGTCACGTACGACTGGGTCGACCCGTCTCCCTCATAGAAGGAAGAAGCGCTGCTAGTAGTTACCCGCTCTGCTCCCGGCAGGCGGTACGATGCGGCGAGCTTGATGTTGATCGGTAGCTCCCCGGTGGTACTGCGGACCTGCCACGATTTGGCCCTCAGGGTGATGTTCGAGGGCAGGGTCCCGCTGGTGGAGACGACCGCCGATGCGATACCCTCCAGCCCGACGTTGACGAACGCCAGCGAGGTGCTTCGCGATCCACCGCTCAGCTCGGTGTTCACCAGGCCGACGTCCAGGTTCAGGGTTCCGGTGGTGGATAGCACGATCCAGGCGGACCCGGTGAGACCCACGGTGACGCCGGAGGATCCGGTGGCCTTCCCCACCGGAGATGCGCTGGCCGACAGTCCAGCACCCACGCCGACCTCTCCTGATGCAGGCTTGACCAGGAACGTTTTGGTGATATCCAATTTTACGCCGATTGGCAGGGTTCCGGACACCACGCCGACAGGCACTGTAGAGGTTGCCACCAGCCCCACGCCGAGGGGTATCGAGCCGGAGCGGATGTAGGTAGGTAGGCTCGCGCCCCCGGTCAGTCCCACCGTCATCGGGGTGGAACCGGAGGTTTTGCCGATCGGCCTCTCGGTCGAGGAAGGTCCGATGGAGATGGGTAGGATGCCGGAAGTCCTCATGATGGGGAAGATGGAGCCGGTCAGGCCCACAGCCAAGGGGATAGATCCCTGGGCCGTACCGAGCTGGTAGGCGGTACCAACCAGACCCACGGTGATCGCGGGTCCCGCCACGGCGGTGCTGGGGTCGGACATCGCCATGGTCAGGATGTTGACGTCCTTGTCCGGATCGTCCGCCACCGTCGCCTGTATCGTGGCTATCGATCCAACATGGTCCTGGTGGAATGCGATGTCTAGCAACGGCTCTGCCACATCGTCGTTTACTACCCCGATGGCTGTACCCTCCACCAGGCGGTCCGTACTCCACTCGATGCGCCGGTAGCCTGCTGGCATATCATCATTCTCGTAGGATCCCACCGATATGATGGTGAAGGTACCGTCCAGGCCAGACAGGATGACCGATGTATTCCCGGTGGCGGAGGATACCATCTGCGATCCAGCCGGGAGGCCGTAGATTGATACGCCGAACTCCGAGTCCAGTTCGCCGGACTGGGAGATCACGGACTGCTCCTGTCCGCCGCCGGACTCCTTGGAGAACACCGATATCATATGTGAGCCGAACAGGCTGTTGGCCAGCAGCGCCCATCCATCCACAAACACCGAAGTGTTCCTGCTGCGGACGAACATGAGCATGAGGTCCCCGGTCGCAGGCTGTTGGTAGCTCACGATTGCCGACCCATCGCCGGAGGTCACGACATTGGGGTCGTCCAGTACGTTGGTCCATCTCCTATTCGGAGAGATGCTCGGGCCGATGATCACCTCGATGTCGACAGCGGCACTGAATGTGGCGCCTGACTGGGTGGGCAGCTCCATCTTGGCGGTGTTGATGTCGTTTACCACCATGATCGGCACATTGCCGTCGCTCGGATCGAGGGTCCTCGGGAAGACGTACATCTTGTTCCCGACATGGGGCGCCACCCGGTACCCCGGAGTATACAAGGTGTGCACATCCGAGTTATCGTGGATCTGAATCTCGTTGCCACCCTGCGGATAGTCGACCGTCTTCCAATCGTTGTCGAACACCATCCACGGGATCGATGAGGTGGACACAAACAGGTCGCTGGCGACTTCGGCCCCGGTGCGGTCCTGCACCTTGCTCCAGGACCCTCCGAACTCGTTCCAGGTGTACCCCCAGAGGTCTTCGGCGTGAATATCCCCGCTATTGGACAGGGTAAGCACCACTGAGTCGACGCCTTGGGCGGCCATGTTGGTGGGAACCGCCCAGTCGGTCAGGAGCGGGTCGTCATCGAACCGCTCAGGCTGTACCCATGCGCTGGAGTGTAGCGGTTTGACGTAGATGGCGGCAGGGTTGATCGCCACCAGAGTTCCGTCCAGGGATACGGCCAGGGCCGGTGTGTCGAGTCCGGAGTCCTGGGCCAGAGGAATCGGGGTGACCTGGCTCAGGGTGCCGGACGATACGTCGTAAACCTCGCCGAACCAGGCGATCCCATTCTTGATCCGGCTGAAGAAGTAAAGCAGCTCGTTGTCCGGGTCAAAGGTGACGGCCACCGTGGAGAAGTTGTTCTGGGAACCCTGAACCTTTTGGTACTCATAGGACATGACCCAGGTGTCGTTCGTCAGGCGCCAGATCCGCTGCTTCCCGGTTGCCGTCTCATCGATAGAGTTTGTGAATGCGAACAGGTCTCCGGCCTTGGAAGCGAAAAGATATGAGCTGGTTACGGTATCGCCGTCCACCACGGAGTTGGTGGGCTGAATCAGGGAGTTGAACGACACCCGCCTGTCCGGGGAATACACCTCTTTGCCACTATCCGGTCCGGTCATGACGCTGCCGACGATGTCGCCGGAGCTGGTGAACCCAGCAACTCCCGGGGCTACGATGGCCACCGTGTAGGTCACTCCGGAGTACAGCGGTACCGGGCTCGGCCACTTGACGATGACCCATCCCTCTTCCGGATCACTCACCGAGGTCAGCGCCAACAGCTCCTCGGTGTCGGTCCTCCATAGTCCGATGGTGACCGGGGTCTTGGTGGTCCACGATGGGTTATAGTAGAAGCGTCCCGCCGTGCTCACATACCCTTCGGCCGTTACCACCAACTTGCGGCCGATGACTCTGCTGGTGCCGAATACGATGGGCTGGGTGGGGGTGCTGGAGCTGTCGTAGAGGTAGGATGGCAGAGTCTCGACCAGTCCAGTGCTGATCGGCAGGGATCCGGTTGTGACGCCGATAGGTACGGCGCTTCCCACCAGGCCGACCGAATATGGCAGGGCCGTCCAAGAAGTAGGGACGTTGACCGCGACCACGGTGCCAGTGAACGTGTTCGGCTGTACACTTCCACCGCCTACCAGCGGAACCACCTGTGCAGATGACAGTTTCGCATCCCTGGTGTACGGAGAGGAGGACAGGGTTCTCGGGTACACGGCGATGCCGAGGGACGATTGGGTGCCGAAGAGGTCACCGGCGTACAACAGCTCGTCGGCCTCGTCCTCCCATACCACGTACCTGGGCATATATCCGCCCACGGTCGGGGTCACCGGTGCCGATGTCACGATGTCGATGATGGTGTTGACGAAGGGAACACCGGACGAGAGGGTCAATGATCCGGAGATGCTTTCCTGGGCGGTGCTGCTGCCCTTCGCCACAACGCTTGAGCCAGCGGGGAACTCGTATACCACCACCTTGTCGACGGCAGTACTGAAGGTGATCGAGTTGGCCCCGGCGATGGCGTTCTTGCTGTATACGAAGTAACCGTTGGTGCTGTCGTAGGCCTCGCTGGTCCAGCCGGACGGAGCGGTCGGAAGGCTCGGGCCCGCTCCCACGGCGACCAGCAGGCTGCCTTCTGCACTGTTGACGACAATGGTGTTGCCATCGTCCTTACTGAACCGGTTGCGGGACAGCCACGGCTTTTCTGTGTTGGGAACGATCTTGCTCAGTGAGATGTCAACGAAGCCGTACCACGAGGATGGGGCGAACCCGGAGGGGAGGTCCGGAATGATGCCGGAGAGGATATACCCCACGGTGGCGGACACCACGCTGTTGGAGATGACACTTCCACCGCCGGTGCTGGAATAGGGGATGGTGATCGGACCGGTGCCAGGGAGGTGGATGGCGACGTAGTAGCTTCCGTCAATCGGGGACACCGAGATCGGGCCCTGGTCCCACTGGATATCTATCCACCCCTCGGGGTCGGACGGCTGCTGGACCCGACTCCCGGTGGCGATCAGATCCCGACGAGACGATCCATTGCGAAACAGGTACAGTCCGGCCTTGATCTCCTGATTATCGAATGTCGTGCCGATCTTGTAGTAGCGGGCTCCGGTCGCGAAGTATCCGCTCTGCAGCATGGTGATCTTGGTGGCAATGTTGGACACCGAGGTGGAGAGGGTACCGGGCACCTGGTTGGTAAAGGCGTGGATCGGCTGGTCTCCGAACAGGGTTGTGGTGATCGGTAGGGTTCCGGTGGTGGCTACCACCTTCACCGCCGTTCCCACCAGGCCGACAGAGACTCCGAGCGGAGATGGTGTGGGCGGCCCGACAAAACCTGGAGCGCTACGGATCACCACGTCATCGATATAGATGCTCGCCGCTGACTTGTAGGCGCCCAGGTTGGGAATCATCTGCTGAGATGTCGGCCGCCAGGAGAAGGAGGTGGAGACCGTGGCAGCAGGCGTGGCGGTGCTGACGCTGTGGTCATAGACGTTGGCGTTAATGGAGATGCTCTGGTTGAAGCTGCTGTCCTGAATCCTTCCCCGGAACCAGATGTCGAAGGTGTATTGGGTTCCGATGGCAGTAGTTATTCCGGTGTCCACCCCGACTATCTTTATCTTGCCGGAGCTGTCCGACGTCACCAGGGGAATGGATGTGAGGGCGGTATCCCCGGGGATCTGACACACGGTGGTACTCGGCACTAGCCCCCGGGCGGTGAACTTGATGGATCCGGCGAAGTAGTTCCAGGTGGGGATCGAGCTGGACAGCGTGGCGATGTCGGATGTGGAAGTGGAGACGCAGCGGTAGGACTTGGCCCCGTTCAGGGCTGAGGTATCAACGGTCGTCAAGGTCGAGGAGCCGGTCTGGGTTACGGTAAGGAAGTCCGAGGTTCCCTGGTTGTCATTGGTGGTAGCACCCACCGTGGCCAGCTCGGCGTTGTTCGTGATGATCCACGACGACTGGGCGGCGCGGGCATACTGGATGATACCGATGTATGCGGGAATGCTCGGGTACTGATACTCCGCGATGGCCTTGTTATTCGGGTCAGAGTACTCCTGGGTCAAGTGCGTGACCTTGACGGTGTCGTTGTTGGTGGCGTTGGTCGACGGCACCCACACACCGTTCACCTTGGTTAGTGGATCGCCTGCGGTGGACGGTAGCGCGAAGGCCACGGACGTAACCAGTCCGTTGGGAGTCGGCGCCGGAAGGCTGCCCAGGCCACTGGTAATGCCCTGAGCCGTAGGGGTATTGACGACCACAGATAGGGACTCTTGGCCGTCGGAGAAGACGTCCGACCACTTGTCATAGGACCAGACGGCGATTCCGAAGTAGGCGTACACCGAGGAGTCGGTGATGCTGAAGGTACCGTTGGTCGAGTACGAGGAGTCGTCAGTGTCCTTGTAATATAGGAAGAGCTGCAGATCGTTGTTGATCGAGTACTGCCGCAGCAGTTGCAGTCCCAGGGGCGCGTTCAGGGTTACGGGAACAGTGCTGCCGCTGAGGTTGACGCGAGGGTAGGCAACAGCCACCGCCACCATGATCCGAGACATGGCGGGCAGGCTCGCGGGAATGGTTACACCGCACGACTTATTCCAGCCGATCAGTGCAGAGGCATCGACCGGACTGGAGTTGGGTAGCACTACATAGCCAGAAGACATGGTACTATCGGCCCCCTTCCTGTGCCAGAGCCAATTGGAAGCTGCTGCTCCGGCTCAGCTCTGGGTTCAGGAGGCGGTTACAGGCAGCGCTACAGTGAGCTTGATCTGACCCTGGGACGACATGGTCTGAGATACCGCTAGCGGGTTGCCGCCACGGAAGGTACCACCAGTGGAAGCGCTCCATACACCGAAGTGGGTGTAGGTACCGGCCGGTACGTCGAAGGTCACCTCGCCAGCAGTGGCGGTGCCGCTGGCTGCGGACGCGAAGGTCAACGCCTTGCGGGCGTATGCCGGAGTTCCTCCGGTGGCTTCGCTCGCTCCAGTCGACCCCGGGTTTCCGGTGTGCAGAGATGCGTACAGCAGGCGGGCAGCCTCAGCGTCGGCGACGGTGTTGCGCTCGGCATCGGTCAATGGCATTGGAGTATTCCCTCCATCGGGTTGTGATTCTTAGGGGCACGTCTGAAGTGCTACGTCATTGATTAGGTCCCTTTCGGGACCGTCATCTGATGTCGTCCCGCACGGTGACGAAGAAGTTGCCCTGCGCTGGCCAGGTCTGGATAGTTCCGTCCGACCAGGTCACCTCTACCTCGCCGGTATAGACCCCGGACTGGTCGAGATCCCCGTCCTGCCATCGCATGACGATCTGGCCGTTGGAGGAGCCATCCACCGAACGGCTGATCAGCTTGGCGCCGAACCGGATCACCACCCTAATCTCGGCTGCGGCCGAGAGGTCGACGGGGGTCGATCCGTCGGTCAGGTTGAGGACCAGGTTCGGGGCGGTGTCTCCGCGCTTCATGTCCAGGTTGTTTGCCACACCTATTACCCCTGATTCTCAGTCGAAACGTTAGGTACCACGGACACTCTGGAGTCGTTCTGGGCAAGCCCCGCCATGGAAGTGTTGGGAAGCACCGACAGTTGTGGATCGGGGGCCACCACGGCGATCATGGCGGCGTTCTGGACCACCGACAGCCTGGGATCCTCGATGTTCGGATGTGGCGGAGCGGCGTGGCTGTCCACGACAATGGTGATGACCGCATCCAGGGACGAATCGCTCTGCAGCGCGGTAGACGAGGATCCCCCGATGTCGGAGAACACGGCCAGCACGGCACCACCCACGGCGTTGTACTGGTATCCCGTCCCGATATCTGCGAAGAGGCTGATCACCACTCCACTGGACTTGTCGACCAGGCCGTCCGTCACGACACTGGCTGAACACACCAGATCCGAGAAACCCCGACGGTCGAAAGCGGCGGTGTGGGAGATCTCGGCGGTGACCTCCAGGGATGCTTCTCCGGTGCTTTCTCGTCCGCTGCCGATGAGGATGGACGCGGTGGCATCCACCGAGGACTCGCTGACGGCATCGATCCGCTGCTCGGTGGAGGTGTTTGCGACCGCAGAAAGAATGACTCCGGAACCCAGCGTGTGACTGACCGCACCGTCCGCGTGGATGGTGGCGGCCACGCTCAGGGAAGCTCCGGAACGGGCGTCCCTGTGGCCGTCAGAGGCCGTGGAAGCGGTGATCGGCAGGATTGTGCCCTGTGTGACGTTCAGGAGTCCTGCGGCCGAGATAGAGACCGTTCCGTCCAGGTGGATGGCGGTCAGGGAGTGACGCTCCCCGTCGGTCAGGATCGAGGCCGTCACCGGCAGGATCGAGCCGATCCGGACGTCGGCGAAGCCAGCCCCGGCGGCGAAGAACAGGGCGGACAGCGATGCGCTCTCCCGGGCGTCCCTGAGGCCGCCCAGGGACGTGGTGGCGGTGATGTTGGTGGATCCACCCTGGACCGCGTCCAGGCGCCCACCGAGGACCGTGGAGGCCGTCACGAACAGGCTGGCGGACTCCGTCACCTGGCGGATGCCGTCGACCTCCACGTCGGACGTCAGGGACAGCTCAGAGCCCGATCCGGTGCCAAGCGACCCGGTAGCCGTGATATCTGCCGAGGCAGCTACCGAGACGACGCCACCTAGGTTGTTGGTGACCTCACCGTCGGAGGAGATCGTTGCGGTGGCCGCCAGGGCCGGGGCATCGTTAGCACCACGCACACCGCCCGATGTGGTCTGCGCCGAGGCGGACAAGGAGGAGCCGGATACGCCCTGCGTCTGTCCATCCGCCTCGATGGTGACGGCGGCGTTGACCAGGGCCAGGCCCGCACCCTGGTGGCTGACCACCCCATCGACCAGGTCAATGAAGGTGATCGGGAGGTCGACGTCACCGACGTGGGATACCGCCACTCCCAAAGATGTTTCGGCGGTGACTGCCACCTGAGAGTCGCCGATGTGATCGGCAACGGAGTTAGCGGCGGTGGTGGCCGTGACCGGAAGGGAGGCGCCTGTAGCGGCGCCGAGGTTACCGTCCACCTCGATGCTGGCCGAGATGTCAAGGGATGCCGCACCGACGTGGTTGAGTAGACCATCGGTCTCGATGGATGCCGTGATGGACAGACCGGCGGTAAAGAACTTATCTACCCTGCCATCTGCGGCCTGGGCTATATCGACAGACAGGGACGACGTGGCGTCGGTGTTGCGCACCCCGTCGACATCGACGGTGACCGAGGTGGATAGTTCGCCGCTGCTATACCGGCCGACGACCCCGATCGTGTCGGTGAACGCCGATGTGGTCAGAGCTGCGGAGGACTCGGTTGCCCTGACCCCATCGACACTCTCGCTGAAGATGACGGCCACCTCGGAGCCGGAGAAGCGCCCCACCGATCCGACAGCGATAACCGTTGCGGTGGTTTCTAGTTCACCGCCGACAGAGGTGGCCCGATCGCCTGCTGCAGTGATGGTGGCGGATGCGGCTACGGATGCCGTACCGAACTTCGCCAGGTCTCCGGATAGGTCGATGTTCGCCGTCGTGGCAATGGCCGAGGAGGAGAAGTGCTTGATCTGGCCATCTGCGCTGATGCTCGCGTTAGTCGAAAGCGAGGAGTCGGAATACTTCTCGACCGTACCATCCGTCGAGACGGTTCCGGTGAGAGGCAGGGAGCATTCGGTAGATGTTGCCCGGACACCATCCGCAGAGATCTCCGCCGAGGTCGAGACGGTAGAGACCGAAACCGCATCCACCCTGCCGATGCCGGAGACCCCTGCAGTCCCGGACAGTCCTGCCCCGGTGTTCCTGGGGATAGTGCTCCCGTTGCTGGTGGTGGCCAACACCTCCAGTGACACCGACTGTGCCACCCCGACGAATCCACCTCCGGAAGCAGTGGCGGTGACCGTCAGGGACGCATCCCGGGAGGACTCGACGTTTCCGTCGGAGGTGGTCGATGAGGTAATATCCAGGCTCGAATCCCTGTGGCCTGTAACACTTCCGGTAGCGTTGATGGAGGCAGAGGAGGATAGCAGGACGTCGCCGTAGTCCGTGGTGTGTCCAGCAGCGGTCTGGCTGTAGGTGACCGACAGGGAAGATCCGCCGAACTTCGCCACCGTGCCGTCGCTGGACGTGGTCGCCAGGAACGCGCAACTTGATCCGGTGCTCTTGCCTACCGATGGGGATCCTGCGGAGGTGAAGAAGGTGTTGAGCACCGAACTGGACGTCGTGGCCCTGATGCCTGCAGCACCGATACTTGCCGTGAACGCCAAGGACGTCGATGAGTGAACAGTCTTGGTGACCCCGAAGAATGGTTGGGCGAAGGCTGCAAGGGCTGCCGAGGAGGACATGCTGAGCTGGCCGTCGCCGCTGATCGACGCCGAGACCGCCAGGGACGCCCCGGAGAAGTGTGGGGTGGTCTTCTTGCCGTCTGCACTAATGGTGGCCGAGACGCTGACCGTCGACTGCCCGGCGTGGTCTAGGGCTCCGTCCGACGATATCGATGCGGTGATATATCGGGATT